TTAAACCACTCCCCTCATCAGCAGTCCGCCCATGGTCTTAATCGCGGACGATTTCTGCTCCTCTGTTACGTGCTTGTAGATGCCTAGCGTCACGATGGCCGACGAGTGGCCAAGTATCTGCGACACAACATTCACGTCCTCTTTTGCGTCGATCATCATCGTCGTAAACATGTGCCTGAGAGAGTGAATCGTGTACCCACCCTCCCCCGTCGGTAGGCCGGCCTTCTTACAGTCCCGGTACCACCACTTATTGATCGTGCCATGCCCGATCGACCCACCTTTCCTCGGTGCCGGGAAAACCGGGTCGGACTGCTTAGCCTGGCGTAGCTGCTTGATGCTCAGGAAGTAGGCGGCCACAGATTCCTCCAGCGGCACCTCACGCTCCTGGTTCATCTTCACCCGCTCCTCCACGACGGCACCCTTCGATTCCGGCGTGGAGATTTTTGTGATGGATACAACGTTCCGGACGAAATCTATGTCGCTCCAAAGGAGCGCCGTGACCTCGCCCTTCCGAGCGCCGGTGGCTCCAAGCATCAGCCAAAGATGCTGGGACTGCTGCTTCTCGGTTGCGCTCATCAGTTTCGGGAAGTCGCTTCGCTGCACCGCCCGCCTTGGAGGATTCTTCTTGGGCAGCCTAATCGTGGAATCCCTGAGAGGGTTTTCGTTGATCAGCCTCACTGACGGTGATGACGCCCACCGCAGCGTGGCCTTCACCATGTCAGCCACCCGCTTCCCCAGTGACCGCCCGCCGCGCGCGTACTTGGGCAGGTGTTTGGGCAGGTCGCGCATGAACGAGTTCATGTCATCGAGGGTCAGCTGCTCGACTCTTATGTTCAGCCGCGGCTCGATGTGCAGCTTGAGTGCGCTCTCGTAGGACGTGAGTGTGGAGCCGGCCTTGTCCTGATGGGCGTCCATCCACATTCGCACCAGCTCTGGTAACCGCAGCTTCCGCTGCCTGGCCAGCGCCGCCAGGGACTTGGCGCCCTTGGCTTTGTCTCTCTCACGGATTGCGTCCTTCTCAGACTCCAGTCCGTACTGCGCGTATAGCTCGCCATCTACTGTGATGCGCATGTCCCACACAGTGGTTCCGTCTGCCAGTTGACGGCTTCCGATCCAGCCATCTCCATGCCTTGCCCGGCCCATGCTCCCTCCATTCATTTCGTTTATAGTGCTTGGTTGTGTCGTGTAAAAACATGTTAGCATCATTGCATGAAGATTCTAAACACTGAACCATGGGTCGGGGTGCCAGCGGTTGCCCGCCATCTTGACCGGTCGAAAGATTGGGTGCGTAAGTATGCGCGCCACATGCCTCACCACAGGGTTGGCCGGGAATACCGGTTTAGACTGTCGGAGGTCGATAAATGGCTTGAGAGCTGGCGAGGAGGTGATCGGGTTGAGTGAAGACACGACGTGCCTTCGGTGCGACCGTCCCGGAGTCACAAAGTGGACTATCAACGGGGACGGCGGCTTCTCCATCATGTGGCTGTGTGCCGAGCATGAGAAGCCGGTCAGGGAACTGGTCGAGCTTGCCAATAAGAAGGGCAAGCCTGGTCGTAGACCCTCTGACCTGCCGCCCGCAGTGGCGTCCAGGCGTAAAACGGTGAAGCCGCTCGATTGGACTCCACCCAAATAGGAATAAGGCCCCACCCATTCAGGGTGGGGCCTTCCTTGTTAGAACAGGTGATCGGGATTGCCGGGGCCATCGCCCCACTTGCCGCCTTGCATGTACTTGGCGCGGTCAATCACACCAAGAACTCCACGAAAGTTCGGACCTACGGCCACGCCCACAATGTCCTTATCCGGGTGCTGGGCCAAGTCCATGACTCCCCAGTCCCCCGGCATGCCAGTGATTTTCAAATCCTTGATCCGATTCAGGACCGTGATGTTGAACGCTGTCGGAGTCAGCGGGGCAGCGGCTGCGGCCAGCTCATCCACCATGTCCTCGACCAGGTAGAACTTCGACGGCTCTATGTCGGGGTTCAGGTCCGCCAGCTCACCGACCAGGTCGCTGCCGTAAGTGACAGTGATCCTGTCCCGATGCTCGATGCGGACGGCCACGGTTGCGCTGGATGCGGAGGAAACGGCTCTGATGCCGGACGCCAGCTTAGTCACGTCGTCCACCACACCACCCTTCACCGGGCTGACAGGTCGCAGCAAGAGTTCCGCGTAGCCGTCTGGCGCGCCGGGCTCAACCATTGTGCAGTCGAGCCCGGCAGCGAAGCGGGACATGCCCGAGGCCATTAGCTGTCCTCTGCGGCTGTCCGGGTCGTACGTGTAGCGCAGGTATAGGTACGGGTGAACGGCGTTAGCTGCTGGCTCCTTGGCCATACAGAGTGCATTGTGCAGCAGGTTGGCGAACGCTTTGTTATTCACCCAGAACTCAACCGCCATGAACCACCAGGTCGCGTTCCTCAAGCAAGGTCGCGACTTGAAGCGGCGACAGTGATGACGTCAGTGCGAGTCCGTTGAAGTAGATCTTGCTGCCAACACCATCTAATGGCTCCACGGCGGTAACCTGTTCTGGGTTGACGAGAACCTGCTCAATTTCAATGAGCCTCATGGCTTCACCTCCGGGTTGGGTCGAAACTCGACCAGTACTTGGGTGCCCTCAAACGGGGCCGGTTCGAATGCGATCCTGAACTGACCGCTTTCCGGGTCCACGTCTTCGTCAAGCATCCTGACTGAAACCTCTTGGAACAGACGGTGCATGACCATCAGCTTCAAAGGCACTACAGAATGGGCTGCGACAACTTTCCGGGCTGAAACTATCTGTCGGCCGCTCACGCAGCGAGGTCCAGTTCTGCCCGAGGGTCGACCGCAGCCTCCGTCTTGGACAGGTGATCGTTCTCGATCAGCACCTTGAACACTTGGCCCGTCTGGGAATGGAAGACGATGACGCCCTCCGGGACTCCGTCCCAGTCCGGGGCGGCTGCGGAGCCGAAACGAAGCAGGTCGGCCAGGGTCTGCTTGATCACCTCGGTGTCGAACGTGTGGCGGGCAAGCACGGGCACAACCCCGAGTCCATCGACATTCTCCAGCGGCAGGTTTTTGTACCGCTCGACGTTGAACAGGGAGAATCGCTTCTCACCGTGGGTGAGTCCGTAGCCGCGCTGAATGCCGCTCCCCCACCACTCACCGAAGTGACGCCCAGGGCCAAGTACGTCAGCCAGCTCGCCGGCGTTCTCGTAGACCCATCGGGCGAACCCGTAGTTGTCAGTATCCTTGCCGGGTGTGACCAGGCGGTTTCGGGACTGGGCGGCGACGCGTCCGTCCTTAGTGATGATGATGGCGCCGTTGGTGCCGTCGATCTTCTCCGTGATCACCATGTTGCGGAACAATCGTGGCGTCTTCGGCCACTCCAGGAATTCGATGGGTTCCTGTTCGACGGCCTCAATCTGAATTTCGGTCACGCAGACTCCTTTGCGAAGCGGTAGGCGGGGATGTTGTGGGGCTCGACCGGCTGGAAAACGTACCAACCAGGAACCTCTGGGTCTTCAGACCAGTCGTGGGAGTCCCAGTCGTACTGAATCTCGGGCAGCTCGTCAGCAAAGTCGTCGCCGTTCGATTCCCGGAAGGACTCGCCGTACTTGCCGCCGGCCTGCCAATAGGACCAGCCAAACATTTGCCCGTCCGACTTCCGACGAATCACCTGCATGAGCGTCGTGCCCTGATACAGGTCGCCATCCGTGTGGGCATCAGTTGCCACGACTTCGAACCGTGACCGGAAAAGGTCATGCTCGTCAGGACTGGCGTCGCCGTAGCTTTCAAGCTGATCCCAAACGACGTCGTGACCAAGGTTCCCGCCGAACGCGACGAGGTCTGGTGTTTCAACGATGATTTCTGTCATTCAAGTCCTTTCAAAGTTTCTAAACGTTGGACAATTAGGGCATGACTATGCCGCGATGAATCCTGCTTTGCGATTCGTACGCCGTAGCTGTTGCTCTGCTGTCGAGAGCCTGTTGGCCAGGTACACGATGAAGTTTTGGTCGAAGTCAGTGGCCCGCGCCTGCTTGTATGGGGCGGTCACCTTCCACTTCAGCCGGTCCCCGCCGAACAATGCGTCGGGGTGGTATTCGATGAGTCCACAGCCTGCTGGCAGCTCATCCTTGGTGATCAGACCGGCAGGAGTGACATAGGCGAACCTGTCGGCGTGTGCCATCCAGGCTCGACGCTTGTCCTCTGTGTCACGTTTGAAGTCGGCCCTGGTCACCTTGATTTCGAGCGCCATGCGCTCGTTCGGGACTTTCACACCCCTTCGTTTCAGGTTGATCAGCAACATGTCGATCCGCCGACGCTCCACCTCACGGTTGGCGTCGTACTTGCGCTTCCCCTTGTTCTGCGCAACAGCGTCAGGGTCGAACAAGGATAGTTCCCGCAACACGGCCCAGTGCGTTTGATGGGCTGTGTACTTGAGCAGGAGAGCCGATTCGATCGCTTTCGTCGTCTCACGTGCGTTCAAACCGCGTCCTTTCTAGTCAGTGGATTCCACGATCACGGCTGCTTGGTGTCGCAGGAAGCCCATCATCGTGTCGGCCGAGAATTCTTGACATGGCCAGTGGCTGCATTTGATGCCCTTTTCCTCAGGTCGGGTAACTGGCCGGTGGACAGCAAGCGCCTTTGCAGCCACTTCTACGCTTAGTCCGGCCACGTGAACCTCGCACTGGCAGTGGCCATCAAGTCATGAATCGCTAGCCAGTCTTCCTCTGCGGCATCCTGCAGGTCCCAGTCGTCGTAGACGTTGCTGTACTCAACGTCGCGAACCAGTTCCTGCAGCAACCGTTCGGCATGGGCCTTCAACTCTTCGGGCGTCATCGCGTCACCTGCTCAGAAGTGTCGCTTCGGTCTGACATACTGTCCGAATGGGAAATCTTTCTGGCACTTTGACCCTGATGTTCTCCGAAGAGGGTAGGGGTTTCGACATGACCCTCGGAGAGCTGTCGAAGTTCGTTGAGACCGCCATGGCTCGGGGAGCTGACGTCGAATCGCCAATTTTCCCCGAGACCGAGCGGGACGAAGTTGTTGGCTTCGGGGTCTACATAAACCCGTAAGGACTCGCCACCCGCTACGCGGCTCACGATGCGGCCTGCAGGATTTCGACGGGCACGTTGTTCCGGTAACTGACCTCAACGGCCACTTCCTCAAGCGCCACTGATTCGGCCCCGGCGCGTAGCTGAGCAGCGACCTCCAGCTGATACTGGAGTGCTCGAAGCAGCTCTTGGCAGGACTCGTCAGTGGACGTGTCCCACCCCTGGCCGATCAGATTGCAGGGTCCGCGGACGTCTCGGTCCCAGTCGATGATCGTGTACTCGTTGACACCAGCCGCCTCGAATGGTGCCTGGCGGGTCAGGATGACGAACCTCTCATCGGCCGCCCGCACAGTCCACCAGTTCCTGGTCCGGTGACCGTGTTCCAGCTTTACACGCCTGCCTACTGGCAAGTCGACGCGGTTCATTTGGTCACCCCATCGGCTTCGGCTCGGGCCGGATCGTTGCGGACCTCGTTGCGATCGAACATGTCCCAGTCGTAGTCGAACAAGTAGTTGTGGCTGTTGCCTGCCAAGTTGTACCTGCTGTTCGAGAACGACACCTTGAGGAACGAACGGACGCCACCCGGCGCCGGAATCTCGGGTGCCCTGTGGATTACGGACGAGTCCAGCCGAAGAAGCTGATTGTCGGGGTAGGTCCAGATCGGATCAACACCGTCACACCGCGCGAGGTTGATCTGCTGAGTAAACTGCATGATCGACTCATTGTGGTCGTCGCTGATGTTGTGGAATTCCTGCAACGCGAAGTAGGTCGGGAAACGGTCAGTCCACACATAGTTGACGTCGTCGGTCCCAAACCCGTCCGAGTGCCAGCCGGGCCGGTTCAGCGGGTTACCCGGCGTCGCGAAACCACGCCGCATTGTGAGGTAGATGTACTGCCACTTGCCCAACGCGTCGAAGAGATAATCCTCGCGGTCAATGGCGCTCCAAATAACCTTGGAAGCGAATTGGAGTCGTTCCGGGATTCGAACTTCTGAGGACCCGGGCATGGAGATGGGAAGGTACATGTAGTGCATGAACTCCTTCCACTCAGGGAGCGGAAGATTGCCACAGTCGATCGGCTCTTTGCCATACTCAGTCACTAGTCACCAGCACTTCCTGCCATACAGCGTTGGCGCCACTGGCGTGCCATTCATTCAGGCAGCTCTGGGCCGTGCAGCCGATTCCTTTCACGACGTCGTACTCCACCCAAAACTCGGGCTGCGCGTGGCAGCACGGAGTCAGGAAGTCGCGTGTGACCAAATCAATCGGTTGCCGCTCGGTCGTCTCCGTCTTTTTGGCTGTCAATCGCGGTCCCTCCAGTCCGTCGTGCCGCGCCAAACGACACGGGCCTCATGCCCTGCGTCAACGAGGTTCGCGGTCATTGCCTCGGCAGTGTCCAAGCTGTCCAACTGGCTGGTGCCGTTTGCTTCGGGCAGACTCCATGCCACGCCCCACTCAGTCTGGAGCTGCGCTGGAGGGTGTTTGGCGACAAGGTCGGCCAGGTCATCGGAGGGGATCACGACGACCCCGCCTTCCGCGTCCTCCAGAATCTCTGTAAGGACGTCGTGCAGTGTTCTCTGCAAACTCTTCTCCTCTTTCTTTAGGCGGCCAGCTCGAATGAGTCGGCCACGATGCCTGCAATGTCGCGGGCTGCAGCTGGTGTCACAGCGTTGCCCGCCTGCATGGTCCGTTCCTTCTTGGTGCCCAGGATCGTGTAATCCCGGGGGAAGTCCATTCCCCACATCTGCTCGTGGGGTTGGATGAGTCGGAACTCGACGTCATCCAGGTCGGCCCGCGTGTACGAGACAAGGCCGTGGTGGTTGCCGCCGGCAGTGATCGTGCTGAACGGGCCAGCATCCACCGGCATAACATTGGCGTTCCGCCGGAACGTCACAAGGCCATGCCGGTCTCGTGTTGTGAACGTGGAGAACGGCTCAGTCACAGGTTTCGGATGGGGGGTCCCGTAGTACTGAGTCAGTCCAGGCTGCTCCCCGAACTTGTTCACGAAATCCACGATCTGCTGCTGGGTCCGGTCGGCCAGTGGCCGCTTACGATCACCCAGCCGGACCCCTTTCAGGCTCCAATCGATCGCATCCGATGCCGGGCGAACACTGGGCTCCAGCACCCTCGCGCAGTCCGACGCGGGACAGCGGTACACGTACTGTGCCCGGTACTTCCCGGCTAGCCGGCCTGGCTTCTTGAACACCTGCAGGCATTGCACTCTGCCGTGACTCGGGCAGTCGGCGTACGGGCGCAGCCGGTCGAAGTCCGGTGCCCGGTTGCCTCTCAGCCAGAACACGATGTAGACCCGGTCGCGGGATTGCGGTGCACCAGGCCCGTAAGCCTGAGCGTGCATGCTGTTCAACGACACGATCCGGTGCTCGTAACCAAGGTCCGTCATGGACTGCAGCCAGCCCCTGAACGGTTTCCAAGCAGTCACCTCCACGACGTTCTCGGTCATGATGGCGGCGTACCTGTGCACTTCTGCGAACCGCGGCACGTCGTACATGGTCGCCCGGGACCTTTGCGCGGCCTCATCCGGGATCACGTTCTCCCCGTCCCATGAGTCCCGCTTCACGCCTTTAGCTACCGTGAAGTTTGTGCACTCAGGTGAAGCCCAGAGAAGATCGGTTCTAGGCGTGTACTCGGGCCTGATGTGCGCAATGTCAGCGCACGCATGCTCGGTGTCCGGGTGGTTGTGCGAGTGGGACTGGATCGCCCGCTCCCAGTGGTTCAGTGCCAGCCTCACCTGGAGGCCAGGCACTTGGGCGATGCCCGTGGATGACCCGCCGGCTCCGCAGAAGAAGTCCGACACGGTCAGTCCGCTCAACCCTTGCCTTTCTTCTTCTCGACCGGCGGCAGTGTCTTTGGCGGGTAGGCTCCGAGCAGGGAATCGGTGATGACCTTGGCTGCTGCCTTCTGGGCCTCCCGCTCGCTCCGTTTCCTGTCGGCCACCACCTTTTCAGCACGCTCGTTCTCCAGTCGCTTTACCAACTTCTTGGCGTACTTGAGGACCAACTCAGGAGTCAGCTCCTGCTCATAGTCAACGTAGGTGTGGAGAGTGCTGAATGCCGCGGCGGGCCTGTTTTCGCCGACGACTTCGCGAGCCACGATTTCATCGCGCGTCGTCGCAGGGACCGGAATGTGTTGCGGCCTGAGCCACCAACCGCGTTCCCGCACTTCGACGGTTGCGGGAACCTCTACGGTCCGCATGATTCGAACCGCATAGTGTTCGGGGACTGCATCTCCGTAGTGCACTGGGAACCCACCAGATTCTGCCCAGCCTGAACGAGCTTCGACGCGAACCACCTCCCACCACTGCCCCTCGGGCAGTTCGGGCATGCCGCAGTCGGCCACGGTGATACTCATTTGGTCACCTCCACCACGTTCGGGAACATGGAGAAGAAGCCGTTGCGCCAGCCCACCGTCTTGAACGTGTAGTCCGTGCCTTCGCGCAGCTTCCCGTACTCATCGGCAGAGTTGAAGCGGCCCAGCAGCACATCGTCCTGAATCTGCATGACGCCGCACTGCTCAGTGAAAACACGGTAGTCCGTGCCCTGCTTCGTGCTTGTCGCCGTCTTTGACTGGACGGTGCAGCGGGCCTCGTTCTTGGTCGAGTACCAGGAGGCCGACAAGCCGCCATAACCCACCACTACGCCCAGGAGTCCGAGCAGAACCGCACCAGCGGTTACCTTCTCACCGAAGCTGTTGCGCGCCATTAGGCCGTCACCTCGCTCTTGGCCCGCAGGCCGAGGTTGTACAGCTGCTCAGCGATCGGCTTGGTCAGGGTAAGGTTCGGAGATTCCGGCCCACCGAGCGTAGCCTCCAGGTCGAGGATCGCGATCTTGCGTGCCTTCTCCTCAGCCGCCGCAGCTACCCGGCGGTCCTTGAGAGTCCGGAGAGCAGCGCGTGCCAGGTCCACAAGGACCTCATCGGAGGTATCCGGCAACATGCTGACCGTCATCTGCTCGCCGTCCGTCACCTGATCCTCACCGATGATGGCGAGTGCAATGAGCGGCAAGTCGAAGTTGTCCGCGTAGAACGAGGCACTGTCATTGCGATCTTCGACAAACAGCGTCGTCGCATCTCCTTCGACGTCGACCTGGAGTGTGCCTTCCAGGTCGTTTCGTTCAGTGAATGTCGTCATGGCTTCCTTTCAGTGCACCGGTTAGAACGGTGCGTCAGAGTTTTCGTTGATCCACGCCTGCTGTAGGTGGTCGAGGATCGCTCCCCACGTCCAGCCCAGGTTGGAGAGGTCGTCAAGGCATTCCCAGTACAGGAGCGCGTCATAGCTGAACCAGGTGCGGGAGCTGTTGTCGACCGTCCAGTCCAGGTCGTAAACGAGGTCTTTTGTTGCGGCCAGCTCCGGCCACGTGTACCCGAACTCGCGGGCAACATGTGCTGTCAGGCCGCTGATCTGGTTCGAGTTGTGCCGATCTGGGTTCGCATGGTCGGACGGATGCCCGGCGACCACGTCAGCCAGTGCCTCAAGGATCGTTGGCGGCGTGACCCAGATGGGTGCGGTGCCGGCGGCGATGTTTTCTTTGGTGGGCTCAACCGGTTCCGGGAGCACCAACACAGCGGTCATGCAGCTACCAGCTGCAGGACGGCGGGAGTTTCAGTTTTGGGGATGAGGGGCAGCGCTTCGGAAAGCATGTCCCTGATCGACTCCAGGGCGTTCTTGGAGTGCAGAGCGTAGGCGGCTTCGGATGTGAGGATGACGTTGACCTGGTCGGCCGGTTCGAGGAGGAAGGTTTCCTCGGAGCCTTGCAAGGTGAGTTCGACGGACTCGGCATTCGTTTCCATCAGCTCCAAGATGCCGTGCACCTTCATGCCGTCGTTTCGGAAGGCTACGACGGAGCCGATGTTGCGGGAGTCGAGCTTGTTGGCGGGGTAGTACATGTGTTTTCAGTAATCCTTAGGTAGAAGCGGAACGGCCCATCGCAGGACCGCCCCGCCGGTTGTTTGTAAACGTTAAACCATCAGGGCAAGTCTCAGCCTCTGCTTTGTTCCTCAAGTCGGAACTGCCAGAGGCCGCGGTCGATTTGCTCGGAGACGATGTTGTGGCCGGCGTTCCGGAGTTCATGGATGCGGGCACCGTATCGATAGCAGACCTTATTGAGCTGCTGATTGGTGGCGGGTCCCGTCTTGAGTAGTTGCAGGATCTTTTCGCGCTGGCTCATGCTGCGGTCCCCGACTCCAGGAGTTCGCGCTCCCATTCGGCCAGCGGTTCTGGCCTGCGGTCGTCAACGACGATTTCTTCCGGCTCGGGTGCAAGCAGTTCAATCGCGTTGCACAGTGACGCTGCGATCGAATTGGCTTCGCCGTTCATTACCTCACGGATGCGGGTGGTGGCCAGTTGCGCCAGGGTGGGTGGCACCCAACCCTGTCGGATCAGCGCCTCAAAGAGGCTGGCTTGCCGGTATCGTTCAAGTTCGTCGCGAGACTTGTCGCGGCCATGCTGAATGAAGTACTCGATTACTTCACGTGAATTGCGGTCCACCGCGTCGGTCAACTCCTGCGAGTCGACGTCCAAGGCGTTCATGAAACCCATTGTTGCTCCTAAATCGTTTGCTTCTTCGTTTATATACGTTAGACCATGAGGTCATGAAAGTAAAGTTGTTTAGACGGCGACTGCCTCCTGCACAGCCTTAGGCTCATCCTCAAACCAGCCCTCAACCACAGTGGTTTCGATGCCTTCCTCGGCCCAGAGCGCAAGCACATTCGGGTTGTCGTCCCACGCGTGGATGATGTTGTAGTGCTGGCGCAGACCAGCCAGAATCTCCTGTTTGACCACACGGTCAGGACGCCCGTCGCCGGTTTTGCGGTGCAGCTGCTGATCGAAAGGCACCCCGTTGAGCAGCATCCACCATTTGGTGAGCTGCCTATATTTCTCCTGCCGGGCTGTCACGATGATGACCTTGTGACCCTGAGCGCGCGCCTCGTTTGCAGCAGCCAGGACGTTCAGGTTTGGTGGGCAGTCGACCGAAAGCTCGTGGAAGCGGTCGAAGTTCCTGTGGCCCGGGTTGTCTGGGTGGTTTCTGATCACCAGGTGCCGGATTGATCGGACGTCGCAGAGAGTGCCGTCCATGTCGAAGATGATCGCAGTGGGCTTGTCGGTCACGGCTAGTCTCCCTTCACGTTGATGATTTGGCGGAGCGTGTACTTGATTTCGACCAGGGTCTCCGCGTCCTCCATCACTTGATCGATCGGCTTGTACGCCGCAGGGTGCTCGTCAATGAACTCTGCCGAGTCCTTGTACTCGATACCGGCCATGCGGTCCCGAAGGTCGTCCTGCGTGAACAGCTTGCGGGCCGCGCTGCGTGAGTGTTCGCGGCCCGCGCCGTGAGGTGCCGAGTTGAGGGACAGCTTGGACCCCTTACCGACCACCACATAGGACTTGTCACCCATCGAGCCGGGGATCAGCCCCCAGACACCCTCGGATGCGTCGATCGCACCCTTCCTCGACAGCCACACGTCCTTTCCGAAGTGACGTTCCTGCTCCGTGTAGTTGTGATGGCAGGTCACGTAGCGCTTCGATCCGGTTGAGTCGATGCCTGCCCAATCCTTGAACGCAAGGACAACGCGGGTCATCATTTCGTTGCGATTGAGCCGGGCAAATTCTTGCGCCCACTTGAGGTCATTGATGTAGCGCTGGAACTCCTCGGTCCCTTCGACCAGGTAGGCGAGGTCACGGTGTGGGAGGTTGATGAAGTGCTGGGCGCAATAGTCCTGCGCCACTTTGATGTGGTGCTGGGCGATCTTGTTGCCCACGCCGCGACTGCCCGAGTGCAGGAACAGCCAGACGTCGTCATTCTGGTCCAGCGACACCTCGATGAAGTGGTTGCCGGACCCAAGCGAGCCCAGTTGCAGCCGCCAGTTGGCAGCGTAACCATCAGGGTTGACTCCCAGTTCGCGGGCAGTCTCCTCCAGCCGCTCCACTGCGAACTCGGCGGACGGCGTCATGGTGCGGTTGTACTTGCCCGCCGAGAGCGGGATCGCTTCCTCGATTACCCGGCGGAGCCTCGCGCGGTCCAGCCCCTCCAAATCGGTCGCGTTGAGCCCAGTGTGCATCGCATCCATGCCGCAGCCAATATCGACACCAACGGCCGCCGGCATGATGGCACCCAGCGTCGGAATCACGGACCCAACCGTTGCTCCCTTCCCAAGGTGCGCGTCCGGCATGAGCGCCAAGTGCGGGTGAATGAACGGCATGCCCGCCGTCATGATGGCTTGTTCGCGGGTGTTGTCGCCCAGAATGGTCGCGTAATTTACCAGCTTCGGGGTCAAGTGTTCGGGCATTAGTCCTCCTCCTCGTCGCCGATGAAGACGACAGTTACTGACTTGACGCGGGGATAGTCCGCGCCGTGCAGTGTGGTCATTTCGGTTTCGATGTATACCGGGTAGCTACCGTCGCCGTATCCGCTCGGGATCACGATGCCCGCACCCCGATGGTCGGCGGCGAAAGGATGGATCACACCTGTCTCATGGACCTCGTTCTTCTTGTCGAAGAGCCGGTCGCAGAACTCGGACCACGTCGGGACGCGACTGCTAGCGTCGTCACCGATCGTGTAGCAGGGGTCGCCCACCATTATTACCCCGGCATCGACGTCGACGTATCCGACAAGTTCCCGGTCAGTGTTGGTTTTCATTTCTTACAGCTCCTCTGGGAGTTCGATTTGGTAAAGGTTGGCGATGTTGCACACCGCTTCAAACATGGCGTCATTGCTGCCGTCCGCCAGGGCGGCTTTGATGAAGTCGGCTACCGACTTCTCCTCAGCTGACTGATCCCAGATGGGGGCATCGTTGACGTTGATGCGAAAGTCCACATCCCCGCCCGTATCCAGCTGGACGACCGGCTTGCCGTCCGACTCCCCCATGTAGGTGACGACGGTGATCCACTCACCGTCGCGATGCCCCTCGTAGAAAAACTCGCCGTCACCGTCAGAAAGACCGTTTGGGTTGCAGGCCCAGATGCCCCGTGGTTCAGCAGTCATGGCTCCTCCTACTTGTTCTCGCTGGGAAGGCGTACGGGCATGATCATGTGGCGGTAGACCGAGTCCGATTCAGCCGAGTCGTCACCGGCAGTCCATGTGCCAGGTTTCGGGCCGGCGGGCTGGGACAGGCGGACCGTGTCCGCGGTGATTGCTTTCAGCATGTCGAGCAGATATCCGGGGTTGTAACCGAACACACGCTCATCACCGTGGTTGAAGCCACGGTCATACTCTGTCGGGACCAGCGGCGACTTAGCTTCGGGGTCCGCTGCCACCATGACGCCACCCTCCTTGAGGGTGAGGTGGACCGGCTTGTTCCGCTCTGCCAGCTTGGACGCGACTGTCACAGTTTCGAGCAGCTTAGCCCGGTTCATCACTGCAACCACTTCGCTGGTCTGCCCAAACAGGGAACGAATCTTCGGGTAGTCCCCATCAAGCCCCAGGATCGAGTACACGTTGTCGCCAGAGCGGACATGCAGTGTACGATCGCCGTCGTACGAGAAGCCAGCGAGCCCCTTGGAAAGCTGCTTCGCAACCTTGGCCCACGTCTTGGCGCCGATAAGGACAGTGAACTCCTCGGAGAAAGCGCCTCCAACAGCATCGGATGCCAGGCGGTAACGGTCCGTGGCGAGCATGACTACCTCATTCAGATTGAACTCAAGCCGGACGCCAGTAAGGATGGGGAGCGTGTCATCTGTCGACGCCGTGACCGCAACACCGGCCATGGCCGTGGAGAACTTCTCAGCATCAAGCAGGGCCGAAGGGTTGGGCGCAACCGGCAGGTCCGGGTATTCGGCCACGGGAGCGGTATCGACGGGAATCTCGTAGCCGTCACAAAGCAGCTCAACCTTGTCGCCGTTCTGACGGATGGTCACCCAGACGGCCTTGTTCTTGCCCAGCACCGGCTTGAGGGTGGTCACAGCCCACTTGTGCGGGATGAGGAACGGCTTCACCTCGTCCGGATGACGCGTCACTCGCACATCAGCGGACGTTGCGTAGTCGGTGGCTTGCATGCGGAGCTGCCCACGCTCGGTGAACACCTTCACGAAAGCAAGGATCGGCACAGGCGGTTTCGTGCTGACAGCCGGGGAAACGTTGGCGAGAGCGTCCAACCACTCCTGGCCGGTTGCCGTGGCAGTGGTGTTCGCGGTGAGTACTGCAGTGGACATTGTTGTCTCCTTCGATAGTGCTTGATTGGCAGGGTGGTCGGTACGGTGGACCCCGGTTCGCAATGTCCGGTTCATTAGTTCCCCACACGGTTTCCAGACCGCCACCCAGTACCCATGACGGGAATCGAACCCGCCTCTCAGCAACCAGCTGGGTCGCCAGCGAATGCTGACTCAGTTTTTGTCGCGATGCCTTGACGCCCCCGTTTCACTGCATCGCTACAACAAAGTGATTCCTTGCGGCAGCGGGTAGATCATCGGACCTTCAACAAGGTTCCTGATCTTGTTCCGTGTCATCCGAACACCACCTCACCAAACGCGGCCACCTGGACGATCTGGTCTGCCGCGTGGGCATCGATGTGGCCGGCGTCAATGTCGCTGTCCTCACCATCCGCGACTGCCTGGTTTACGTAGGACTGGGTTAGTCGGGACAGGTGCTTCACTTCGGCGTCCGGGTCGCTGATTGTCCAGAACGCCCCGATGATGCCGTCGAACGGGATCACGATCGGTTCGGGCGCACGGTCCTCTGTCGGGTGTTCTTCTGGTGTGACCGTGTAGGTGCGGGCGTCCTCGTCAATGACTGCTTCGGCGGCCCAATAACTAATGCCGTAGCCCGCAGCGTCCAACATGTCGAGCAGGGATTCCTCAGAAATCTTGGTGGTCAATTGCTTGCCTCTTTCGTATATAAACGTTAGACCATCAACGCATGGATGGTCAAGTTGTGTATTAGATGGACGAACTTTCAAGCGCAGCCATCTTGGCTTGGAACTCTGACACCTTGCCGTTGCCGTCGTAGGTGCCCCAGGGTGAGGCCGCATAGTCACGTTCGGCGCGGGCTGCTTCGTCCCGACTGCGATAGGTAACGTCACCCGGGCGCTTGTCACAGACAATGCGCCATTTGCCGTCCGGGTAGTTCCGGCTCACGCAACCGACCGCTCCAGACGGATAGCGCACGTTCGTGACATACCATCCCCCGTGCCGCCAGCGCTCGTATTGCGGGGTGAAGTCGGCGCTCACTGTTCGGCCAGGGCGTATGAGAAGTTGGCGCTCAGGGGCGGCTCGTTGTTTGCTTCCTCGTGGCGTTCTTCCATATAGGTCCCATAAGCCCACTCGACCTCAAGGGCGAAGTCGTGTCCAGCCTCCTGCTTCACCTCACGATCAAAGAGGTGCCCCAGGTCGCCAATGAGGTCGCGAATAGCAGTGTCGCTATCGCTGCCAGTGCGCTTCATGTAAACCGTCAGCGCCTCCTCCGCGAAATCCGCGCGGTCGTCGTTGTCAGGCTCCGTGAATCCCTCAGTAGTCAATGGCATTGCTCAGTACTCCTACAGCTTGTCGAATTTGTTGCGCCTGGCATCTCTGCTGTTCAGCGGACTCCGGATCATCGAAGTCTTCAGATGCCGGGGCAATGTATGTGGTTAGTTCAGCGGCCCAGTTCACCGCAGCGTCGGTGACCACCTCTAGCGCTTCATCCCGCGTCACTGAACGTCCTGTTCCGCTGCGGTGCGAGCCTCGAATGGATCGCAGTCGACCGTGTTTTCGTCTTCTCCAAAACGCAGCATGTAGGCCCAGCAGGAAGCGGTACAGCGGTGCTTACTCATCGCCACCACCGAGCGTTTCCAGCATCTCCTCGATTGCGAAGGTTGCAGCGGCCTCTGCATCGACGGCGTCAACCCAAAGAGCCCAAGGCCCTTGTTCACTGACACCATCCCCACCTTCAACAGAGTGCTGGCCCGTGATCACGCCAGTGACTACGGGCTCATCTTCATCCCAGAATCCGATTACGGTGAATGACTCCTCAAACTCCTGATCCTCGGGAACCGGCGTCACGGTAATCAGTACCGGTGCGACCGTGTCATATGCGGCCGCAAACACCGCCTCACGCAGGTCATCGTCAAGCAAGGTGAGGGCTGTAGCCCTGTCCGTCACCTCCACATCGACGGTCACTGCCACTTCCCATTTCAAGGTCGCGCGGCTCACCGGTCCGCCACCATCCGCAAACCGATGGCCGCAGCATCCGTGACAATTTCAGCGACCCAGGATTCGAGCCCCAGCTCACACAACAAAGCATCAATGTGCTTGAAAGACCTGGCCGCGTAACCGTGCCGCATCGATGGGGCCGGCACACACACCTCAAACAGGCGGTCACCAGTCGATTCGTCACCCACGGGCCCGTATCCATGGCGCACAAGCTCCGGGTCGGGTTCTACGATGATTTCGTAGATCCTGATGAACAGCAGCCCGCCGGTGGCACTCAGCTCAACGTCAACGTTGTCTGCGGCGATCCGCGGACGCAAGTCAGGATTCAGGTCTGCCCGCAACAATGCGCCAGCCTCAACAACAGCAGTCATGATTACTCCTTAGATGGTTTTGTGAGTTCTTGGATTAGTGGCGTCGTCAAAGTCCCGATACGCCGCCCACTGGCAGTCTGTCCTCGCGTTCAGATCAGCGACATACTGGGCAGCGCACCACTCGTACGCCTCCGCATAGGTGGCTACCTCGACCGTGGCAGGCTTAGTTGGCCCGCAAATGCCGTTGCCCATGGTTCGGCAATCCCAGCAGGGCTCATCCTCTTGGCACACCTGCTCGAAGTCGTAGCTTGTGCCGACGCGCTGGACGGGCGCCTCAGCGGTGGCCACCGCTACAACACCGAACATTGCTGCCGTCACCAGTAGGGAAGCAATTACACGATTGCGGATCACTCGACGGCTCACCATCACAGCCCCCTCCTAGCTTCGATTTCCTCTTGGACGGCATGGGCCGCCGTATTCATCAGGCACCGCGCCGTGGCCTCTGCCGCCGCGGTGAGAGGTATCTGATTGAAGGTCTCGCCATCAATCTGCTCTTGGACTCCGTCCTCGGCTGAGTCGACGTCGTATTCCTGGAAGAAGGCTTCCACGTTGCTGAGCATCGACTCCCTCACTGCCTCCAGACCATCGAAGACCGACGTGACAGCAGCCGTATAGAGCGCAATCTCTTTCTGACGCTTCACGTGCTCCAGCACATGTGGGAACCGCTTCGCGGCCTCATGGTCCACGGTGGCCAACAAGCCGACCACATTCGACCCCGAACCGATCAGGTCAACTATCTCCTCGACCTGCAAAGCGCCGCGGAGCGCCTGGCCGAGTTGGGCATCTGTCAGGATGCCCGCATGCTTCAAACCGAACATTTCAACTCCTTGCTTATAAACGTTGGACAAACGGGGCGCTAGTGCGTGCTGAAAACATGGACCTCTTGGTAGCCGGTTTCGATCGTGTAAACGTCGCCCCCCAGGAGGCAGTCCTTGAACATACTGCGCAGAATCTCCCAATAGTGACCCTGAGCCCAGCTCGGCAGGTCGGCCTCAGGGTAGAGGTCGGCCAGGTAGTCCGCGCCTTCCTCAAAGCAACCCATATACGAGCCTCGGAACCGCTCCACCGCATCTTCATCCAACGGCCCATTGTCAGCCAGCCACCTGCCGAAGATTTCAGCTTCACTCTCAGCAAGGTCGCCCAGCCACTCGGCATACTGCTTTGCGCTCCAAGGCGAGTATTCACCCTCTACCGGCGAGTTCTCGTGATCGAACACCCACAGCTCTTCGTGAGGGTTCACGTCAGCGGCCTGCAGCTTCACATGTGCCGGAACGGCCTCGTTGAACTCTTCCTCACTTTGAGGGCTGTCGCCGGCGTCGAACCAGTCCCCCACCAGGTCGCCATTGTTGTAGCAGGGCAAGCAGCCAACCCAGACCTTGTACTCACTCATGATTCCTCCTTGACTCGATGAATTACCTCGACCGATTAGGTCACGCCGGACCACCGGCAGGAGCCGGTGATTCAGCGAAACGCAACCGTTTAGAAACGATGGACCAACAAGGCGGCATCAACCGCCGGGAGCCTCAACAACAACATCAGGCCGGACGCTGCCATGCCCACAACCTGATCCTTCGTCAATAACTCCCCGAATATGTAGTAGTGGTAGACCGCGGCAGCCAGTTCGGGGCTCACGTCCTCACCTACCTGTTCATTCCAAACGTCGTAACCGACCTCCTGCGCCTGGCCGGCCAACAACAACACCAGCTTCTCCCACATGCCTCGCTCCATTCCTTCGCTGATTGATATTCAAACCGTACATGCACAACTCAACCATCGTCAAGTTGCATATATACGCTTTAGAAACGGCAGGGAGCCCGCCTATCCGACGCCCTTAGGCGTCTGAGTCGCTGGCGAACCGAACCCAATCGGTGCAGCGCCCTGCCGAATCTAAAAGTTGCTTACCGCGTCAAGTTTACGTTTACAAACGTTCAACCATCGGCGCAAAAAAATGTTTGTTTACTCTCAACACTTACCCGTATTCGCGTTCCCTATGTCAGGCTTTCGGCACCCACAGCACCAGCTCACCCATGCCTGACACGTATCCTCACCAGTTCGCCTAACTTGCGTCTGTCCTAGTTTTCTCGGTTCCCGCATCGGTTGCCCGTAATAGCGTTCGTGCCCATCCCTAGCGCAATTGAACCAGTGGTATCAAAATACGTCATGTTCTCTATGAAGTTCTCAAACATCTAATCGGCTAGACGCTTTCTCTCGGTGTGTGGCAATGAGGTCGCAGATACCTGGCCGGACAACCGGCCAGCATTCTGGAGAGCTACCATGACCCGCCGGCTACAAACCGGAGAGGCACCTACCCTGCACGTCTACCGCACCACCATCAGGTGATGTATCCCCCGGCGCAGAAACTGCGTGCCCCGAGTCGCGGAACCGAAGTTCCGTACCCGCCCGTTCCCCGCTAGCGCGGTTCCCTGACTGTCTTGCTTGATGAAACTAGCTTACCGGTTCTACCGGTAATCTCCAAACCGGCCGTGCGATTCAAATTCTCGTCATTGCCGCATTGCGGATAACGGTCAACTATGAGCCGCGGAACAAATGGATTGCCCTTACCCCGGTAGCATCAGGTCTGTTAGTGCTATCTCGGTCAAGCCATCCCGGCGTCCCTGCCGATGAATCGAGCTTACCAGTCTTACCGGTAATTTGTCAAGCCCTAGAGCTTGACCCTCAACCCGTGCGCTCCATCCCGTTCCCGGTGGCCTTCGTGCTGATTAGTAAGACCCTACCAGCCTTACCGGTAAACGCCAAACCGGGCCACACCGCGGCCCGCGCCACAGCCTGACAGCTAACCAACCACGCGCGGCACGTGATGACACCACACACCACGCCACCAGGTCAACCACGGCGCCGCATGACAAGACCCACACACTCCCACACTTGCAGGCTACCGGCCCTACCGGTATAATCTCGCGCGCCCAGAAGCCGGCACCCCCTGGGGGAGGACCCCCGACGCCGGCACCCCCGCCCCGGTAGTGGTTAGCACGTCTTGTTGCGTACGGGTTAGAAACTTTTCTGAAGCCTCGACCGGCGATGGTCAGGGCAGCAGAAAGCCCCGGCATCATTGGCCAGGGCTGCTGCTGGGAGCGGGGTTTGCTCCCTCAAATTCGGGGGTGACTTTGGCTACTATTTCGCCTTGACGACGATGGTGGCGCCCTTCACAGGATCAAGGGTCCACGTCGCTTCGAACCCGTCCCAGCTAGCGCGCTGTTCTCCGTCGGCGCCAGTAGTGTTGCCCATCTTCGTGAATAGCGATTCGGGGGCTCCAGCCCCCTTGAGGACACAGTCCCTTTCTTCCCTGTTCAAGCCGTCGCCGGTGAGGCCCTGCACCTGGAGATGAACTTCCTTGCCATCATCCCTCACCTCGTACCCGCCACTCCCCGACCTCAGGCAGTCCTCTGTGGCCTTGGTCAGCTTTACTGACCCGTCGCTCCCGCAGCCGGTCAACACTAATACGGCCCCGACGAGAGTCAGGGCAACTGCTTTTCTCATTTCTTCCCCATTTTTTGCTGCGCCCGGGCCTTGGCACGGAGCTGCAGTTCTTCCAGTAGGTCGAGTTCCGGCACTCCGCTGAGGTCTATGCGCTCAGTCTCGACGGGCTGCCCGGCCATGATGGCTCCGAGCTGCGGCAGGTACTCCTCTGGAATCTTACTCAGGCCGCGCTCCCAGTTCCTCACTCGGTCCTGGTTGACGCCGAGGACCATCGCCAGCTTGTTGAGCGGGTAACCGCTCGCGGTCCTCCATGCTTTCAGTGCTTCACCCTTCATGCCGCCAAGGTATCACCGTTTACCGCAACTACCGGTACACGACGTCACCTGTGAGTAAGGCCACATTCATGGGGCGTCCGGAATCCGGCATCGGGACACTCTTACACATATGAGAGCAAGTTTTGGGGGGATTATAGGGGGGCTAAGAGCGTGTAACCGCGGTCAGCCGGTAAACCTGTAAGACGTCAAAGCGTAGCTCCAGCGGAGCTTTGACTGACGTCAAATCTCTGAACCATCTTGCCGGGCTACTGCTGACACCGGCAAACACGGTAAGCCGTGTTAACAAGCGAAGCCTGTGTGGCCGGAGTCCCTTGGCTTCACTCAGGTTAAGGCAATGCGAAGCGCCAGCTTCGCCTTTCGATTCCCCTCCGGGTTGACCTCCCTGACGCGCGTCTAGGGCGTTCCTCCAGTCCGCCTTTCGACGGCTGTCCTCGTCAAGGTTCGATGGTCCCCGGAGGGGCCACAGTTTTGCACACCGGACATGGTTGGCATTAGATGCCGAGTCCATTGCTACAGCGTTGTAGCGGCGGTGTGAAGTTTTGCCCGTGATGGCAGCGTACAGCGCATTGAGCGTGTTACCGGTCACGGGTTCAATCCTCTGTAGCTCAGTTGGTGAGAGCACCCGACTCTTAATCGGGGTGTCGCTGGTTCGAGTCCAGCCAGGGGAACTTTGTTCGGAAACAGAAAAAGCCACCTGCAGAGAAAAGCTTCTGCGGTGGCGAATCTGTTATGCCCCGATGGGCGGGGCTTCGGCCGGCGGAGTATCTAAATCAACCGGGCCTGCTGGTGTCGAACCAGCCGGAAGATTGCCCCGTGGCTCCAAGTTGCCTGACTTCCAGTCGGGCCGGGTGAAGGTGTCGCCGCAACTGAGGCAGCGCTTATCTCCGGAGTCCGCGCTCAGGAAGTATTCCTTGTCGATTGACGGGTGATCGCAGTAGGGGGAACCTGCCGCGATCCACTTTTCTTCAATTCTGTTTGCTGCTGCGTATTGGACCAATTTAGTTCTTTCTTTAGATGACTTTCTTACCTCTTAAGTATAGCAAGAATTCCCGTCAAAAGCAAATTCAGGAAGGTCAGTCTCCGCCAATATGCATATACCCCCACCCCTATATCTAAATGGCATATTGACCAATATCCATCACCTTTCATGACTTTATTCTCATGCCTTTCATGATCCTTTCTTCATGATTCTTTAATCGCGATTCTCATCTTCCACCAGCACCGCCCCTTGGGCGCAGTTCGCCCTTTGGAGGCAATTCATTGCAAGTAGTTGTTTGGTCCAAGAAGCCGTGTGTTCAGTGCAACGCCGTGTATCGCGCGTTTAACAACCAAGGCATGGTCGAGGGTGTCGACTACGAGGTACGTAACCTCCCGGACTTCCCCGAGTCGTTGGAGGCATTCAAGGCCCGGGGTCTGATGCAGGCTCCCATCGTTGAGTCGGACGTCGTTGAGACGTTCAGCGGATTCAACCCTGAGCTGGTCAAGGCCATCACTGACGAGAAGGCTCCTACCGCCTGATGGCGTGGGAAGGCTCAACGCGCAAGGCGACCTTGCCTGTCGACTGGCCGAAGCTGCGTCAGGACGTCTTTGACCGTGACGGCCATCGCTGCACCTACGTGCGTTCCGATGGCCGTCGCTGCAGTACGCGTGACCGGCTGGAATGCGACCACGTTGGCGACCGGCTGAATCACGCCCCCTCGAATCTGACCACGCTCTGCTCGTGGCATCACTTGCGCAAGTCCAGCTCGCAGGGTGGCCAGGCTGCTGCGGCGGCCAAGGCCGAACGCCCCAGTCTTGCCCGGCGTATGCCAGAACGGCATCCCGGGCTGCTCTGAAAGGAACCATGCCCACCTACGTCTACAAGGACACCGTCAACGGTGCCCGTTTCGACTTCTTCCAGAAGATCACGGATGAACCGCTTGAGGTCCACCCAGATACCGGCCATCCAGTGGTCAAGGTCTTCACACCCATCCCCGCCCATTTCAAGGGCGCGGGGTTCTACTCCACTACCAAATAGGAGCACGCCATGTCCGGCCCAGCTGCCAAACGAGACGCGGAGCGTGCACGTCGCAACGAACCCGCCTCGGGCGCTGCGCGGCACGGTCAGCTTCGCCCCGTCACTATTCCGAATGCCGATCGCAAGAACTGGCACCCCAGGGCGACAGCCCTGTTTGAGTCCTTCAAGACCTCCGGTCAGCGGGACTTTATGCAGGACACCGATTGGCAAATGCTCAAGATCGCCTGTGACTTGCTCACCCAGTACTACGAGCGCCCCAAGGCGATGGATATGCAGAACATCGAACGCATCTTATCCTCGCTTGGCGTCACCGAAGGTGCGCGCCGTCAGCAACTCCGCATTGAGCTGGAGGTCCCGCCCGTCGAAGAAAAGTCAGCGGCGGACGCGGCCAGGGAGATGTATGCGGCCCGGATGGGTGCGCCGGCGTTGACATTGGTTCAGAATGCCGGTTGACGTCACGGGCGTGACGCCCTCCCAAGAGTCCGCAGATAAGTACTTCCCTTGCACTTACATCGGCCCTTCGTGGCAGGTGGACGACGACGGGCAGTGGCTTCTCCCCAAATACACGCTGGGTTGGGAAATTCTCGGATGGGTGGCCCAATGGCTGACAAATCCCGATGGCGATCCCTGGATTTTCTCCGACGAACAGGCACGCCTGATCCTGTGGCTGTACGAGGTTGATCGTGATGGTGAGCGCGTATATCGCAAGGGTGTGATCCAGCGCGCCAAGGGGCACGGCAAGGACCCGCTGGCAGCCGCATTGTGTCTGGTCGAACTGATCGGCCCTTGCAAGTTCAGTCATTGGGAGACGGGCCATCCGGTCGCCAAGGCGAACACTTCGTCATGGGTGCAGCTTGCGGCAACGACCACAGAGCAAAACAAGAACACGATGCTTCTTATTCCCTCTATGCTGCCAAAGCGTACTCGCGAGCAGTATGGCCTGGACGTGCAGAAGCAGATCATTCACGTCACCGGCACAGGTCGACGGCTTGAAGCTGTGTCGTCCAACTTCGCGGGGCTTGAAGGCGCCCGTCCAAGTTTCGCGCTACTCAACGAGACTCACCACTGGAAGCCGTCGCAGGGTGGCTCGCAGCTGTATGAAACTCTTCGAAACAACGTCGACAAGGTCGACGGCTGGTACCTCTGCATTACTAACGCCTACCAGCCCGGGCAGGGTTCGGTTGCCGAGGAGATTCGGCTTGCGGTCAACCGTGAGCGAGAAGGCTTGGCGATGGACTCTGGCTGGTTCTTCGACTCTGTCGAAGCCCACCCTGACGCACCGATGACCCCGGACTGGTCACTATTCATCCTTACGAGGGTCTACGGCGATTCGTGGTGGGTGAAGTTCAACAACATCATGAAGTCGCTGATCGACACTTCGGTTCCGGTTTCAAAGTTGCGTCGCATGTTCTACAACCAGGTGGTCGCAACCGAGGATGCACTGTTCTCCGAAGGGGAATGGGATGCGATCCGGGTGTTCGACTTCGACATTCGTGGCCGGAAGATTCCCCGCACGTTGGGACGTGGCGATGAGATTGTCCTGGGCTTTGACGGCGGCAAGACCGATGACGCAACGGCCCTTGTTGCCATGCGCATCGCGGACCGGTTCGTCACTCCGATTCATATCTGGCAGAAGCCTGATGTGGAGACGGCGGTGCCTTGGAGGATCAACGAGCAAGAGGTCGATTCCATGGTTCACATGGCGTTCCGTGAGTACAAGGTTCGGGCGTTCTTCGCGGACGTCGCGTTGTGGGAATCGTACATTGCCGAATGGTCGGACCTGTACCGGGAGCAGCTGCTCATCAAGGCGTCCCCCCAGTCGGCCATCGGTTACGACATGAGGCAGAACCGAAAGAAGATCACCCTCGCCAACGAGGCCCTGATGCAATCGGTCTTTGACCGCAAGACCGTTCACGACGGCGACCCGCTACTGCGCCGCCACGCACTGAACGCAAAGCGCCACGAGAACGAATACGGCCTCACGTTCCGCAAGGAATCGCGCGAGTCCAACAACAAGGTTGACGGCTACGCCGCGATGCTGTTGGCCCACATGGCGCAGGTTGCCTTGGCCGAGTCTGGCAAAAAGGCCGCGCCGCAGTACACAAGTCGCCTTTACCAATTCTGACGGGACCCTCAGGGTCCCTTTTCTGTTTGTGCCCTGAGGAGCCCCTTTGACCATGCATGAATTCGTTGAGTCACAGCCCGACCTGCCCTACGCGCAGCCGGAGCAAACACCTGGCACCTTGGACCTTGAGTTGGTCAAGGAGATGCGCCAGACCCTGCGCAAGGACAACCAGCGTTTCACCCTGTTCCGGGACTACCTGGATGGTAAGCAGCTTGCGCCGTACGCTCCGCGTGACGCGCAGGAACAGATCAAGGACATGCAGAAGCGGTCCATCACAAACCTGATGCCGCTGCTGGTGAACCTGCCATCGCAGGTTCTGTTCGTTGACGGTTACCGGCGCGGCGAGGCCGGCACATTCGGATTGACCGTGGAACCTGACGGCTCCAGTCGACCCGCCGGCGAAAGCGATGACAAGTACTCATCCGAGTATCAGTGCTGGCAGCGGAACGGGATGGACGCTCGACAGGCGGTAATCTACCGGGCAGCCCTCACTTACGGACACAGCTTCGTCCACGTGAACAACCTTGATCCGGACGACATTCGGATCGAGATTCTTCCGACCCGACACACAATCGCCTTCTACGAAGACCCGGTGAACGACCGGCGCCCCGCCGTCGTGCTGACCCTCAAGACTCAGCCGAAGACAGAGAGCGTCCCGGGCCTGGCTGTTGTTTGGGATGCCACGCACCGCTACGAACTGGACTACAAGCTCGATGGTACGTTCACGCAGCGCGGCGAGGCTGTAGCTCACGGGCTCAGCGGCTGCCCTGTGGTTCGCTACCACTGCTACATGGACGACGAGGGCAACACCGCAGGCGTCATCGAACCTGCAATAGCTTCTCAGGACCGCGTCAACCAGGCCGTATTCAGCACCAACATCACCTCCGACTTCGGCGCATTCAAAGTCCGCACGGCCGCCGGCCTCCAACCGGGATTCAAGATGGACCCCAAGACCGGCGAGCCCTTGCTCGATCCAGTAACCAATCTGCCCATTCCCGAACCGATCGTCGTCTCGCAAGCCAAGATGCTTGTGTCGGATAACCCGGAAACCAAGTTCGGCCAACTGGATGAGACGCCACTGGCAGGTTATCTGCTTGCCGAGGAGCAGGCCATGAAGAACATGGCCGCCCTTTCCCAGTTCCCGGCCCACGCCATGATGGGGTCGACGGTTGCCAACATTTCCGCAGAAGCCCTATCCGCCCTTGAAGCGCAATGGTGGCGCTTCGTTGAGGCGCTGCAGCACCAGTTCGGCGAATCCACTGAGGAACTGAACCGGCTTGTAGCTGAGGCACTTCACGACGAAGTTGGCGCTCGCTCATACGGCGGGGAGGTTCGCTGGCGCGACCTGACGGCCAAGGCGTTCTCCGCTGTCATGGATGGTCTGGGCAAGATGGTTCAGATGCTTGGCGTACCCCGAAAGGGCGCCTGGGCCATGGTTCCCGGCGTCACTGCCGGCGACCTGCAGGACTGGGACCGCCTCCACGAGGAAGAACAAGAGGAGGCGGCGTTTGGACTGACCAGCGGCCCGCAGGCCGCATCCCAGCGCCAAGCTGCGCGTCCTTACGAGCCACCCACACCGAGCTTTGGCCCCGCAAAACAGGGCGCCTTGTCCCTGCCCCGCATTGAGGTTGGGGGTGTGAGCGTCGGTGGACGATGAGGTCTGGGCCATTGAGCAGGCCATGCGCGCAGCGCAGGCCCGGCTGGGCATCATCGGCGCCTATCTCTCGCTTATTGAGTGGGGCGCCGTGTCGCCATCATCCCCGTTGCAGACGGGTGATGACTGGGTAGCGTCCGCGCTCCGAATGATTGCCGCGCTCCGGGAGCACTCCCGGGCTGTCGCGCAAACCTACTATCAGCTGGCTCGCGCTATCGACTCCGGTTATACGTTGGGCATGCCCGAGGGTGTCGACAATGAAGACGACGTCACTCTGGCCCTGCTCCGTGAACGCTTTGCCGACGCCGTGATCGGCGTTGCCAGTCTTGGCACAGGCCACCACACTGGGGCATCCACCGACTCCGCCTGGCTGGATCGGTTGCTGCAGGACGCAGACATTGACGGCAGTGACGCTAACGCGCGAAGCGTCAATCTTCGTGCCACAGACATGTCCGGCGTGCTGGATGATCTGTTCGCTGGTTTCCGTCAGAACAACACCGTCGTCGGCGTGGATAGGTACTTGTGGCCGATCAATTGGACGGCCGAGCAGATCGCTGCCGCATACGAGGACATGCTTCGCCGGGAGGCCCTTGAGGCGCAAGCTAGCAAGGCCAAGGTCCATGAACTCAATCAGGAGCTGACTCACGACGAGTACCTGGCACGCACTGAAGCCGATCATTATTTATCCGGTTCCCGAGGGGCCGGTGTAGCCGATTGGGCTTCGGTGTCAGCCGGACGGCAGATCATCACGCAGGCGGGCCGCCGCGATCCGCGGCTCAAAGCCGTTGGGCGTGGAGTTGGACCCAATCCCTGCGCGTGGTGCTCGATGCTCGCAAGTCGCGGCTACTCCTACGTGTCCGAAGGTACAGCTGGTTTCAGCGATGACGGGGTGAGCCAGTGGCATCTGAACTGTCACTGCTTCCCGATCGTGCGCTGGATCATCTCAGCTGGACTGCCGCCGCAGAACAAATTTTTCAAAGACCAGTGGCCTGTGGTCACCAAGGGCTATTCGGGCCGCGCCGCACTGAACAAATGGCGACGCTGGCTTGCCGAGCAGCGCCGCAAGAACAACTAACTCTTACCCGTGATCCGAGGAGGACATGATGACCAAACCCGCACAGGCAGGTGGCCACGAGACCAACGCCGAGCCGAACGCTGAACCAAACCCCGCCGGCACCTCCGAACAGGAGCAGGCGCCTGCAGCCGCCGCACCTGCCGATCAGACCGAGCAGAAGGTCGAGGACACCTTCACAGGTCTGCCCGACCAGTTCAGCTGGCTCAAAGAAGGCTACGAGAAGCGCGGCACCGAAGCTTCCAGTCTCCGCGAGCAGCTTGAAGAAGTTCAGGCAAAACTCGCCGCAGCCAAATCTCCCGAGGAGTTCGCAGCGGTCCAGACACAATCAGCGGAGCTTGGCTTGAAGCTCGCCGTTGAATCGGCTGCCCGCAAGCACAATCTCAGCGACGAGGCCATCGCGTTGCTCGACGGTGTACCCGCCGATCAAATCGAAACACGCGCCGAGGCCCTTGCCAAGCTCATTGCCCCGCCCGCGCCGCCCAAGCAACAGGTGACCAAGACGCCACTCCGGGGCGGCTCCAAGCCGGGTGAAGATGCCGCCGATGAGGACGGCGCCAAATTGTGGCGTCAGTATCGCGACAACCAGTAGCACCCCCAACTTTCAACCACAGCGCCGCCCAACCGGGTAGGCGCTTTTTTCATGCCCGAAAGGTTTTGAATGACTTACGCCGACCACGTTGTAGTCAAGCCCAAGGTTCTCCTGCAGGCCGCTGCAGAAGGCCTCAAGGACAAGCTGATCGTGTCCAACCTGGTAACCAAGCGAAACGACGTTGACACGTTCTTCGCTGCCGAAGGTGACACGATTTCCCAGCGAGTGAAGGGCACCCTCCCGGTGCGCCGATACGCGCTGCGAAACGATCGCTCGCAGCCGATCATCACTGACACCATCACCGACACTGTCGTGTCGATGACCATCGAGGCTGACCGCCCGTACTCTGCTGTGAAGCTCACGGACGAACAGCTCCGCTGGGACTTCGCTGACGGCTGGGGCGACATTGTCGACCGGCAGATGGACCGCCTCGGCGGCTACCTTGAATCCGGCGTCCTTCGGCAGATTCTGGCTGCCCCGTTCGAGCGCATCGTGAAGGTGAAGAACGACACCGCGGGCCTTGCTGCCGCCAAGGAAAAGGACCAGGACGTCTGGTACAACGCCACGGTGGACGCCACCACGGCGCTCAAGAAGATGCGAACCCCGGGTGACACCCTTGTTGCCCTGTGCGGCCTCGACTTCGCAGATCAGCTCCGCAAATCCAACAAGCTGCGAAAGGACCAGGGCCTTGGTGGTGCTGCACTGTCCAGCGCGGCCATCGGCACCCTCGCCGGCGTCAACTACGTGGAGTCCACCCACGTGCCTTCCGATGAGGCTTACGTCTTCGCCAAGTCGGGTTTCGTGGTCTTTACTGGTGCGGCCGCTGTGCCGAAGTCCGTCCCGTACGGCGCGACAGCGTCCGTTGGTGGTTGGGCACTTCGCCACCTCATGGACTACGACACGGCGTTCCTGACGGACCGCAGCGTGTTCGACTGCTTCTCCGGTTACTCGTACACCAAAGACCGACTGACCATCGAGTCCGAGACTGGCGCCGAGTTCGTTTCCACCAACGACTACTTTGTCCGCGGTGTGCGTCTTGTGCTGGCTGACAGCTCCGTGGCCGAGAAGACCCCTGGTGATGGCAAGGATGACACCCCCGGTGGCAGCCCTGACTCCTACCTGGCCAAGGCCTACAAGCAGCAGCTTGTCAGCGAACCCGAGCAGACCGGCAAGCCTTACCCGCTTGGCGGCAACTACCCGGGCGAGAAGCTGCAGGCCAAGGCCACCATCGAATCCAAGTCCGGCAAGATCACCGAGATTGCGATCACGACTCCCGGCTTCGGCTACACCTCCACCCCCGATGTGACCATCACTGGCGCGGGTACTGGTGCTGCCGCGGTGGCCTTGATCAGCAACGGCGAGGTTACGGCCGTCGTCATCACCAACGCTGGCTCTGGCTACACGGGCGAACCGACCGTCGTAATCGAGGCACCGTAGCCAATGGCCGCTCTAGCAACCATTGAGCGCGTCGCAGCCCGTGTGGGCGAGGGCGTAATCACTGAGCCTGAGCTGATTGCTCTTGCCGAGGAAATGCTGGATGCGGCGTCGGCGCAGGTCCGCCACTACGGCGGGCAGGCATGGCCTGATCCTGCCACAGCACCTGCAGTCGCTGTCACCATCACGGTGGCAGCGGCTGCACGCGGCTACATGAACCCTGCTGGCCTGGATCAGGAGCGCGGTGACGCGGTCAATTTCAACCGCGGTGACTCGTTCGTTGAGGGTGTCGCCTTGACCAAGGCAGAGCAGGACATGCTGGCGCCGTACAGGCCCCGCACGGGCCTTGTTTCGGTTGGCATGGTGAACACGGACGCCATCGTCCCACGATCCCATTCTGCAGCCATCCGTGACCGCGGCTACGTCCCCTTCGACTGGGGCGAGAAGCCATTCCCGCGGGGGTGGTGAATGCGGTCACGACTGCTGGACGCGGGCGCTGAGGTGGTTCTTGTCTACCCGGAAGTGGTGGAGGTGAACCGCCGAGGCGACCCGCTTCGCGTCCCATCCGACACACCGGTTCGTGTCCGCGTGACGACGTCGGTTGATCGAAGCTCCGATGCTGAGCTTCCGGGTCAGGTCAGTTCCAAGGTTGTGAAATGTCTGGCCCGCTCTGCCCCTGTTGGCTCGTGGGCGCGTGTGGTTTACGCCGGTGAGGACTGGGACGTTGCCTATCCGCCGCGTCTCTCCCCTGGCGTTTCGCGCGCCACCCGGCATGTGGAGTTTGGCCTGCGCTCCCGCAACACGACCCCTGAGGGGCCGTAGTGCAGTGGACCTGGTATCAGGCCGAGTACGGCCCAGGCAGCCTGTCCGAAATCGTGTCCCACTCAGAACCAGTAGTAAAGGCGCTGCGCCACCACTCCACGCTGATCGGTCAAAGAGCGCAATCCAACCTTGATACGCGCGCGGTGCATCGCACCGGCGCCGCCGACATTGTCGTGGTTCATGGCAAGGCGAATGGCGGCACGACCGACCTCGACTCACACGTCTACCTGCATGATCCGGAGAACAAGGCTGGCGCCTTGTCAATCGAGAACGGCCACTACGTGGACGACGACGACATGCCGGACGGATTCCGCGGCTGGGTCGAAGGCTTGCACCCGCTCCGCGACGCGGTCCGAGACGCCGTATCGCGATCACCTGTGAAGGCTTAGATGCTTCAAACCAATTACCCAGTGTTCGGTCCGGTGGATGACCTGATGCTTGGCGTTTTCCGCCGGTTCTTTGACGGGCAGGACGTCCACGTCGGCACCCTGTTCACCGTCGACCTTGAACCACCAATGGTCATTGCCCGCCGTGAGCGGAAGTCCGGGACACTCGCAGCCAAGACCGCTGATGAGCGGTTCCTTCTGCCAGCTGTGGTGTCAGTGAACACCATCGTGTCCGGCGTGGACGCCGACCAAATGGGCGACCAGCTACAGGAGGCTTGTCGTCATGCCCTGCGCACGGCGCAGCAAGAACAGTGGATGATCCCGGACGCCGGTGTGATCAACAAGATCGAGAACTCAACAGGTGCGACCCGGGTCAACGACTGGGCCACCTCAACAGGCGTCGTCCAGTACGCCTCCCTCCCTAAGGGCTGGGTTCGTCACGAGTCGATCTATCGGCTCCTGATCCGTCCGCCGGCGCAGTCCACCATCACCAACCCTTTCATCACCCCTGGCCAGTAGGCCGGGGGTTTTCCTTTAGGAGACCGAATGACAACCAACGACAACGCTGTCCTCAAGGTCAGCCTTGCCCGCTTCTACAAGGCCCCGGTCGGCACCGCCCGCCCCATCACCCTTGCAACCATGAAGAACCCGCCTGCCCCGTGGCAGGAAATGGGCAACACGTCGCTGGACCAGATTTTCCAGATCACGTCGACGGGTGGCGAAGTAACCGGTCTGGGTTCCGCCCAGAACCCGAACCTGCGCCAGTCCATCAGCCCGCGAACCGAGTCCTTCGGCATCAACTTGCTCGAATGGACTGAGGACTCCCTCAAGCTCTACTACGGAGCGAACTCGGTTGTTCTTCCGGATGGCGCCATCGAGGCCCCGACCACTCCTGTCCCGACTGAGGCTGCGTTCTTCGTTGCCCTGTACGACGGCGAGAACGTCGCTGGCTTCTACGCGGCCAAGTCTTCGATCTTCCGCTCGGAGGACGTTGCCATCGCTGACACGAACTCCTTGTCCGCGCTGCCCATCAAGGTGACCGCGCTGAACAGCCAAGGCGCCGCCTCCGCGATCACGATCGTGCCCCCGAAGATCGACAAGCGAACGGCTACGGCGACGGCAACTGTTGGCTCCGGTGGCGTGACCTCTGTGGCTGTGACGGATGCCGGGAACGGCTATTCGACTGCCCCGGCCGTGACCTTCGCTGGCCCGGGCACCGGTGCTGCTGCAACGGCCACCATCGTCGGCGGCAAGGTGACCGCGATCAGCGTCACCAACGCAGGCACTGGCTACACCACGGCACCCGCTGTGACGATCGCCGCCCCTGCCTAATCCCTCTACAGCAGCACCTTGGTTCACGCCTTGCCCTGCTGCCGCCGTGTTCGACCGGCGTCCGTGTTCAACGAGTTTGAACGCGGTCGCGGATTGAACAAGACCTTCCGATTCCTAATTGCTTTGAAAGAGGAGCCCAACCATGACTCAGGTGACCCTTGCCGACGTTCAGAATGCCGCCGCCAAGAAGCACGGCAACTACTCAGTATTCGTGGACGACGACACCTTAACGTTCCTGAACCCGCTTCGCCTGCCAAAAGAGAAGCGCGAACGTATCGCGGCACTCAACTCGGCTGAGTTTTATGCCGAGGGCGCTGAAGGTGAGGGCTGGGACAAGTGGGATATGTACCAAGAAATCTTCAGGATTTCCGCGAAGTCCGAAGAACACTTCACCAAGCTGCACAACGCGATCGGTGATGATCCTGCCGTCTGGGAGGAGCTGTTCGACGCTCTCAACACTGTGGCCGAGCTGGGGGAAGCCTCGCCCTCGGAGAGCTAATTGACGAGCATGGCGAAGCGGTCTTCACTGACCTGCTCCTGCACTACCGGTTCGACCTGGCGGCGTTCCTTGCTGAGGAAATCCCCGGGTCCGCACGGCTGATCAGGGCCATGCTGCGCAACCTCCCCGAGGGCGCGACGTTCACGGCGATCATGTCTGCCCCAAAGGGTGACGACGAGTCCGCGGAAACGAAAGAACCCGACCCCGAGCTAGTAGCTCTGCTGGATCGGAAGTCCTGGACCGAGGACAGACGCCTGATGGCGCAACTCATCAATTCGGTCAATGCGCTACTTCGCTACCTCCCCCAGTGGAAGGAAGGCGAAGCGCCCGAGTTCCCCGTTGTCGGTCCGGCCGAATGGCGAGAAACGGGCAAGGCGGACACTCCGACGCCCAAGGCCACGACGGTCATGGACGTTCTCAAACTCTTTGGATAAGCGGGGATTATGTGTCGAAACTAGAACTGATTGGCGCCGTAGGCGTCAGGGTGCGTCCGGACGCCAAGGGTTTCCGGAACGACACCAAGAATCAGGTCGAGCGAGAGCTCAAGACTTACAAGCCCACACTCAACGTTTCCGGTGAAGTCGAATTCAACCGGGCTAAGGCCCGTGCCGAGATTCGCGAGCTGGAGCGCATGGCACGTGAGGCCAAAGTCAACGTCGATGTTGGCTTTGATGCAGGCCGCAGCAAACAGGTCACGCAGTTCGTGGACCAATTGCGAGGCTCCTACGGGGAACTTTCCAAGGCCCAACGGCAAGCATTCCTCGACAGGATGAGGTTTGCCGGGTACGAGGAAGACTCGACCCGGAAATCGATCGACGGGTTCCGGCGCTGGCAACAGCAGGCGCGGTCCATGCTGTCGATCAACAAGCAGTTCCGTGAATCGCTGGACTCATCCGGCTTTACCGAAGTGCAGAAGCTTGCCGACAAACTGGCTGGCTCCAACAAGCAACTATCCCGCATGTCCCAGATTGTTGGGACGGACCTGAACAACTCGTTCGACAAGTTGAACGGTCAGTGGGCAAGGTTCAGCCGCGTACAGCGCACTTCGATGCAGGACATTCTGCAGGCGGACGACAATGCGCGAATCGCCCACGCGGCTGAGGAGCTGCGACGCGTCAACGATCAGATTGACCGCCTTAACGAGGGCAAGCGCCGCAGCACGCAGGCCATGTACGACTCGATGTTCGGGAACTACAAGGACAACCTGACGGGCATTCTCAAGAACGACCCGTGGTACCAGTGGTCGCTCGGCCCCAAGATGGACAAGGTCTGGGAAGACCTGCAGCACAAGGCTGGCGTGGAGGCCGAGAAGGTCCGCCACGAGTACGAGAAGCGGCTGGACGACCTCAAAGCCAAGGTGAAGGCCGAGCCTGTAGGGCTTGGTGCGGTGGCAGCTCAGCTTGCGTACACTTCCCGCCCGCGCACCGCCAATATCTTCGTGAAGGTCAACGAGAAATCGCTGATCATCGCTGAGGGCATGCTGAAGTCTCTTGCCGGCATGAATGTACTGACAGAGACTGCTCGGACAGTTGAGCGGGTCTTCACCAAGTTCGACACCTTCACTTTGAAGGCTGGTGCGATCAGCGCCGCCATTGGCTCCATCGTGGATTCCTTGGCGTTCGCCACTACTGGCTTGCTCTCAATCGGTGAGGGTGTGCTCAACACGGTTGGCCTGCTGGCCATGGCGCCAACAGCGCTCGCTGCTGTGACGACCACAGTGCTTGTCACTACCGCAGCCTTTCAGGACTTCAAGAAGGCTGTCGACGGCGACGCTAAGGCGTTGGCCGCCCTGCCCGCCAACGCAAGGGCAGCGGCTGAAGCTTTGCGTGGCACTTGGGAGTCGGTGCAGCAGCCCGTCCAGGCAGCTTTCTGGGACGGCATGGATGACAGTATCCAGTCGTTTGTCGACAACACACTCCCCCACTTCCGCGACGGACTGACGAAGACGGCACCTCATGTTGCTTCGTTCTACCGCGGGGTTCTGGATTCGCTGGAGAAGGTGGCCGGCAACGGCGACCTGACCAGCATGTTCGACAACCTTGCGTCCGGTTTTGACAACGCATCCGGGGCTGCCGAGCCCCTTACCGATGCGATCAACCGCCTGGGCCTGCGAGGTTCCGCCTACCTTCCCAAGTTCGGGACGTGGCTGACGGAAATTTCGACACGGTTCGACAACTGGATTGCTGACGCCGACCGGCTAGGCAACATCAACCGCTGGATCGAGAAGGGCACCGAGTCGCTGCAAGACATGTGGGCGACAGGCGGTGCGGTGGTCGACATTTTCAAGGCCCTCACGAGGGCTGCGAACGACGGCGGGGCCACCGGCCTTGACGGCTTGCGCTCTAGTCTCCGCGGCATCGCTGACACAATGCTCGCTGAGCCGTTCCAGTCCCGCATGGCCACCATCTTCGATGGCGCCAGGTCGGGCGCTTCGGAACTGAACAGCGGAGTGAAGGACCTTGGCGAGTCCCTTGGCGAATCGGCCGGGTGGCTTGGTCGCCTCCTCCAGGTGTCCGGTGATCTTGGCGGTTCCCTACTCACCAATGTTGCTCGGGTAATCGGCAACATCAAGTTCCAAGACGGCGTGCTGAAGGGCTTCACTGGCCTGCGCGACTTGGTCCGCGACACAGGCCCTGCCATGGACGGGCTCAGCTCCAGCTTCGGACAATTGTCCGGGGTCGCTGGTGCGGCGTTCCGCGGCCTTGCGCCACTAGTGAACAGCGTAATGGGCACGATCGATGACTCCGTGTCCGCAGTGTCCGGCAATCTTGAACAGCTCGCCCCCAAACTGACTGAGTTCGTAACGAACCGGGTTGAAGGTTTGGCTGGTCCCGTAAAAGCCGTGTTCGACGGCGTGAACGGAATCCTTGACGTGTTCAACGCACTGCCTGGACCGATCGGTCAAGCAGTCCTGGGCATCGGTGGATTCCTGTTGCTGAAAAACCAGATCGGCGGAGTGTTCCAGAAGTTCGAACAAGGTCCATTGTTCTCGCGTCTGCGTGACCAGTGGCTGGAGCAGGGCGCGCTCGCCGGTAAAACTGTGGACCAGATGGGCAAGTTCTCCGCAACCCGGGTCATGTTCGAGAACGCCACCAACACTGCTGGCTCGTTCACCAAATCGTTGCAGGTTCTGAACGAACAAGCGCGAGTGGATGGCATGTCGCCTTTGCGGGCGAACCTGAACACGACAGCCACGGTGATCCGAACGGGCGTCATGAATGCCGCCTCCGGGCTGATGACTCTGATGGGTGGCCCTTGGGGCTTGGCATTGGCTGGCGCCAGTGTTGCGTTGGGCGCTTATGGTGCCGCGCAGGCTGAGGCGAAGCAGCGGGTGGATGCGCTGTCCTCCAGCATGGACGCGCAGACTGGGCAGGCAACTGCCCAGACCCTGTCTCTGATCGCCAAGTCGTGGACGGACATTGATAAGGCCGGTGACGGTTGGGCGAACATGACCCGCGGAGCCAAGGCCGCCAACGAATCCGCAAAGATTCTTGGTCTGAATCTGTCCGAGGTTACTAAGACCATCACCAACGGTGGCCCGGCCTACGACAAGTTGCACGGTCAGCTGGTTGGTTTGAAGGACGCCCTCAAGCTTCGCTCCGACTACGGCGGCTTCGATGAAGGCACGCGCAGGGTCCAAGAGTTTGAGAGCCAGCTGAACCTGTCCAAGGACGCGCTCAAGAACCTGAACGCTTCCGACGTTGATCACCTGGTCGGCAACATCGAGAGGTCCCGCAACGAGGCCGAACTGGCCGCTGCCGTCTACAAGGGCCTGGGTGACGCAACTGGAACCACGGGCGAGTCAGCCCGACAGATGGCCGCTGCAATGCAGACAATCGGGGATAACTCGATTGACGCTGCAGGGAAGATCGGGGCCATCCGCAAGGCACTGGAGCTGCTGCAGAGCGGTGGCAAGCTTTCTGCCCGCGAGGCGCAGATTGCGGCCGCTGACGCCGCTGCTGCGGCTGTAGAGCAGGCCAAGACCATGGCCGAGTCTATTGCCAAGGCTGGCGACTCGATCTTCAACACAACCGGGTTGCTAAGTGAAACGTCGGCTGTTGGCCGGGACCTTCACAAAACGATGAAGTCCGCGGCTGATTCCATCCTGGTCGAGGCGCAGGCCGCATACGATGCGGCAACCCTAGCCGGGAAGACGCCGCAGGTGGCTGCTGATGAAGCGCTCGCCATCGTGTCGAAGAACAACAAAGCCCTGACCGACATTGCCGCGGCTGCCGGGATCGCACCGGAAGCGCTGCAGAAGGAATGGGACACGTTCTTCGGTAAGGACTGGGAGCTTCGTGCCACGTTCACTGCCACGGCTCAGAAGTTCCAAGAGGTCATGAAGGCGGTACAGGACGCTGGCTACCAGTTCGACGGTCAAGAGTTCAGTGCCTGGCTACTCGCGCAGCCGGACCCTGCGAAGGTGTCCATTGATGAGGCTAAGACCCATGCGTTGAACTTCGCGCAGGGAACCTACGAGGCCCAGTTGAAGGCTCTGCCGTATCAGGCTCAGTTGACCATTCAGCAACTGACCGGGACGACTCAAGAGCAGTGGAACCGCGGGGACTTTACTGCGGTCATGCGAGCCGCCAAGGACGTCCCGGGCCTGAGTGAAGCTTTGGCCCAGATACTCGCGGTCAAGGACGGAAACTACTCTGCTTCCCTGCAAGCCTTCGCTGACGCGTGGTCTTTGGAGCAGGCACGCAAGAAGTTGGACGACGCCGCCAAGCCGCGTACCGCATTGATGATGATTCAGGCATTCCTTGACCAAGGGTCCGTCGACTCGGCCTTGGCCAACGTTCCCCCAATGATCCGCCGGCCGACCGCCGAGAACGGAGCCATCCATGATGGCCGCACCTGGTCGAAGAAGTTCGCCCCTGGGTGGACGGCTTTCGAGAACGGTGGCATCTCGGTTGAGGACCCGTCGTACGCCAAGATTTACTCCGCTGCCTCGCAGTTCCGCATCTTCGCGGAGAAGGCGACTGGCGGGGAGGCTTTCATCCCGCTCGCGTCAAGCAAGCGGGCAAGGTCTGTGGAGATTTGGCGTGAAACCGGGCGCCTTCTGGGACAAGACGTCGGCGTCTACGAGAACGGCGGTATCGCCGCTGAACGTGGCGTGCAACGGTCCCGCACAGGCACCACGACGGTCAACATCGACCGCTACATTCAACAATCCGATTCCGGCCCTGACGACGTGGCTCGCGCTATCATGCGCCGCGCCAAGCGTGAAGGGCTCACAGCACCCTTGGAGGGTTTCTAATGCAGGTCAAGTTCAAGGGATTGAACCTTGGCGACGACACCGGCATCTACTTCATCCAAGGCATCGACGGGTGGGAAGACCGCCCCGACATTGTGAATGGTTCGGCCCCTCGATCACGGCGTAACGGCTCGATGATCGGGGGGCTTCTGGCCTCAAAGCGGGTCATCACAATGGACGTCGACATTGCCTCCGACCCGGATCATGGCCACACGACGACGGTGCCGAAGCGTGAGCTTCGGAAAGCCATGGTCATAGATGACGTAGAGCATGAGCTGTTCGTCGACCTTGGTTACGGCATTGAACCGGAGATTGCCTTTGTTAGAGTCACCAACTTTGACATGCCCACAACGCCGGGCAACGTGCAGCTCGCGCACGCGACTATCGAATTCGCGGCTACAGACCCTCGCCGCTACTCCCCCAGCTTGCACACAACGTCTTCTGGACTGCAGACCCGCGCACCTGCGGTGGCCTACCCAGTCACCTACCCGGCCCAGTATTCGACTGCTCTGACGAACCCGGGCGAGGCCCAAGCGATCAACGCTGGTACCGACCCGTCCAGCCCGCTGTTCACCATCAACGGCCCAGTATCCCAACCGTCCATCACCCTGGTCGACGGAGAAGGCGTACGCACCACCCGCTTCAACCTCAACGTTGGCCTGGGTGAGGCTCTGAGCGTCGACACCAATGAGGGGTCCGTAAAGCTCAACAGCACTCCGTTGAACGGCGCTGACCGCGGCGCGCTGATCGAGGAGCTGACACTCCGGCCGGGACTGACCACGGTGCGATTCCGCGGCTCCGGTAATTCCAATGCTTCCCTTGTCACGCAATGGCGTGACGCGACCATGTAGGACTCTGATGACAATCATTACGACTGGTGCGGTGACGCTTGCAGCGGACGCCCACCGCCAGCAAACCGCCCTGGGCCTTGCTCCGACAGGCGCCGGCCTTGCCGTCCGGTCGGGCGTTCACACCGGCCTGACCGTCTCCAAGACGGCCGGCATGGGTTTCCAAGTAGCACTAGGCCGCGCGGTCATTGCCGCCTCAACCGGCGAGGGCGGGGCCTACGTGGCCACGGTGACTGAGGCTGAGAACGGTTCGTTCGATGTTGGCGACGCCTCCCGCGACCGGATCGACATTGTGGCGTTGAAGGTTGATGAGGCTTCGGCAACCCCGAACGCCGTATCTGTGACAGTGATCAAGGGCGCTTATCCGGCGTCAGGTCAACCAGTGCCCCCGGTGATCCCGGCGGCTCACATTGGTTTGGCTCAGGCAAAGATCATTGCTGGCACGTCCGCCGGTAACGGCGGCTGGTCCCCGGCCAACCTGGCCGACATTCGACCGCCCATCGTCCTGGCCAACCAGACCCCAGGGATTGGGGGTGATGTGGAGCTGATCGGGATCTACGTTCGAAAGTCTGGCACGACCGGCGCCCCTTACTACCGCAAGTCACTCTCGGGCGAAGTGAAGCTCTCTGGCGTTGTCGGCGCGACTTCCACCTCGGTGACTCACATCCCGGGCCAGAAGTATCCCGCGTTTCGTGTCCCGGCTGAGGTAGCTCCTCCGATTCAGCGGCTGATCCCTACCGGCACTGACCTGGCAACCGGCGGGTCTGCCCTGTTGTACGTCAACCCGGGAGGGCTTGTGGAGTACTCGACCTATGGTTCGGCGCCGACAACGTCAGTGGGTTCGAACTTCTTCCTGACCCTTGACGGGGTGTCGTGGTAGCCAAGTGGAGTCTTGAGTTTGCAACCGTGGTCGGTGACCGTACGATCGAACGTTTCGACGCGGACGTTGGCCGCCTCACCAAGTACATCGGTAAGACAGGTGCCCTCGACGCGGCCATCCCAATTCCCAACGCCGACGTTGGAAAGCGCGCTAGTGCCGTGTTTGGCGGCGAGGGGCGCTTGGCCATGTACGCCTACCGCGACCAAGCGTTGTGGTGGGGCGGCTTCGTGGACACAACGCGGATCAGCGGAGGCCGCAGCGGCGCACAGTTAGACGTGTCCGGGGCTTCATTCGAGGCATACCCAGACAGGCGAATGGCGCGCAGCACCGGCGCTCTGACGAACCGAGAACAGCTGGATATTGGCAAGTTTCTCTGGGACGAAATGCAGGCCAACGGCCTGGGTGCGAGCATCCAAGTAGAAACCCCGCAGCACGCACCGTCCGGGCGTCGCCGTGACTTTTCATGGAAGCCGTCCGACGTTCGGACGTACGGGTCCTTGCTCAAAGAAGTGTCTAACCGGGCGGACGGCTTCGAGTGGATCATCGACCTCTGGGACGACGGCTTCAACCGTCACCGGTCCCTCCACATGGGCTACCCGCAGATCGGGCGTCCGGCCCGTCCCTACGTTTTGACCTACCCGGGGCAAATCATTGAGTACGAAATTGAGGGCGACGTCCTTGACGGCGCGAACAGCTTTCAAGCTCGCGGCAAAGCCCCAGACCCGATCGGTGTCGCCGGGACGCCGGGCGGTGGCGGTTCTGCATCGATCAAGCAGGACCCCATCATGTCCTCCGTATTCCAGGACGATGGCCTGCTGCGTGCAGGCCATGCCCGTATCGATGCGGTGATTGAGCGGGACACTGTCACCCAAGTCTCCACGCTGAACGACTGGGCCAAGCTTGCACGCGACACCCGGTCTGGACCGCTGGTGCTGCCTGAGATTACATGCCGGCTCGATGGTTTTGACCAGTCAATCCTCGGCTCCGAACTTCTCATCCGAATCAGTGACTACCCGTTCCCTGCCGGGCCGGAAGGCGCTCCCGGCTATGAGGGATTGGCCCGGGTCATCGGCTACGAGGTCGACCCCGGCGAGCAGGGTGCCGATGACATTGGGCGGCTCATCTTTGAAAACCCCTACGACCTTGACCACATGAGGAAGGACCCCAACTAAATGGCACGTCACCGTCGAACACTGGAGCAAGCGCTCCACGACCTGTCGATGAGTGGCCGCAACGATCGCACTATCGCGCTCAGCACCCCGGCCATGGAGCCTGTAGGGCCTGACGCCATCCAGCCCGGGGCGGTCACGCCTGAGGCACTTGCGCCTGAACTGAACCTGCAACTGGCAGACAATCAGGACGCAATCAGTCATCTGAACGATCAGCTAGACACCCGGCTCCCCGCGCTCGAATCCGACCTTGAGGCCGTGAACAACCGGATTGACGGCGAGGTCACGCAGGCCATTAACGATGCCGCGGCTTCCCTAGTCACTGACGAGCGTTTCGACCCGGGATCGCTGACTGTCTGGCCGTTCATCGAAGGCACCATCCCCTCGGGGGCACTAGCCCCCAACTCTGTCGGTTCAAACGAGATCGCTGACTTTTCTGTCGCTGTCACGAAGTTGAAGTCCACCCGGCACCACTTGTACTGACCACTCTTTTCGAAAGGCTCTACTACTTTGACTTCCACCCTGCTTCCCGGCGACGACAACCTTGATCAGCGGATCGAGAACATTCTCCACACCAGGCTGGGCCACTTCCTTGACGACATTAGTTTCCGCATTGGGCAGGCGTATGAGGTTGCTGCCCGAACCGGCGGTGAGTCGCGCGGTACGGTCTACGCCGAAGACTTGAATTTGAAGGACCGGCATATGCTGACCGGTTACACCGTCACCAACAACAACCCGGTTGCTGGTTCTGTTGCTTGGACCGACCTTCACGTGGTCTACAACGGCGTGGACAACGTGATCACGAACGGCAACACCAACAAGAAGTACCTGTGGTGGTCCCCGACAACGACGCCGACCACCCTGCAGTCGTCCGACACCAAGCCGGTGCTGGGCACGGGTGAGGTGCTGCTGTTTACCAACACCGGCGGCACGCACAAGGTGATGCTCTCTGACACCAACGCGTCGATGCCTTCGATCCTGGCGGACGGCACCGTTGACTCCGGTGCCATCATCGCCAACGCGGTTGGTACTTCTGCCATCGCGACGGGTGCGATCACCTCCAACGAGCTTGGAGCCAACGCTGTTGTTTCGGGAAAGATCGCTGACGGTGCCGTGAACACGGCTGCGAAGCTGGCCGCGAACGTTGTGACTGCCGGGGCAATCCTTGACGGCGCGGTGACCACAACCAAGATTCCTGACAACGCGATCACGAGCACCAAGGTCCTTGACGGTGCGGTCACCAACGCGAAGATCGGCGCCAAGGCTGTCGACACGGCCAAGCTTGGCGACAACGCCGTGACCAACACGCAGATCGCTACGGGCGCTGTTGGTGCAGGCAAGATCGCGAACAGTGCCATCAACGCCTCCACTCTTTTCACTGCCGGCGTGGTCAACACTGCAGCGATCGGTGACAACCAGATCACTACCGCGAAGCTCCCTGATAACGCCATCACGTCCGCCAAGATCGGCGCGAACCAGGTCACCACAACCCAGATCAACTCCGGTGCCGTGACGGCCAACGAGTTGGCCAACGGCTCTGTCACGACCGGCAAGGTTGCGACCGGCGCCGTAGACGCGACCAAGCTCAACGTCCTGCGGCACTTCCTCTTCTAAGAGACGCCACGCTTTGCCGGAAAAGGCACCCCTTCGGGGGTGCCTTTTCTTTTCCCCCAACTGATTTAGGAGCTTCACCCCATGGCTTTGCCAACCATCACACACAACTCCCCGGTTGCGGGGGCAATCTCGTGGACCGCCTTCGGCGTTTCCTTCTCCAACGTCAACTTCTCCATCCCCGCTGGCAGTAGCTCCAAGCGGTTCATCTGGTGGGAATACCGGAACGGCGCCCCGGCCCTCGTTGACGGGGACACAATGCCCGAGCTTGAGCCTGCAGACGTCCTGCTATTCCTCAACAAGAACGGCGTTGGCGCCCTGGTTCCGTTGACAGATGTTGTTGACGGTTCCTTGATCGTCAGTGGATCGGTGTTCGCGGACGCGATCGCCGCCAACCAGATTCAGACCTACCACATCGGCGCTGATGCGGTCACGGCTGAGCAAATCGCAGCTGGCTCCATCGGCGCAGAGCAAATCTCGGCTGGCTCGATCACGACAGACAAGCTCGCTGTTGGCAGCGTCGGAGACAACCTTTGCACCAACGGTTCCTTCGAGGAGTTCGCCAACGGAATGCCGGTTGGGTGGAACGCGTTCGGTACGCCAGCAAATGGTTCCATCAACGTCGTGTCCGGCGTCAGCAGCTCAGGCACGTATGCGGCGCAGCTGGCGGCCACAAGCACGACCGCTGACATTCGTCTGGAGCAGTCGCTGATAAAGGCAATCCCCGTATCGAGCGCTTCCTCCCGCGCCTGGTACTTGAGTGCCCGCGTAGGCGCTGGTACGGCCACAACTAAGGGACTGTACCTGCGAGCCCGCTGGCTCGATGCCAACAAGGCGAACATTTCCACGTCGGACGCGCAAGCCAACATCGCGGTCGGCACAACCTTCACCCTGATCGAGGGGCAGGTAACACCGCCGGCGGCCGCCCGATACATGGTCATCTCGGTTCTGCTGATCAACCCATCCGCCGTGACAAACGTGTACGTGGATCAGATCACAGCCCGCGAAGTGGTCATGAGTGCACTGATCGGCAACGGTCAGATCAGCACGGCAAAGCTTGCAGCTGGTGCAGTCACGGCTGGCACCATCGCCGCCAACACCATCACCGCCGACAAACTGCTGGTCAGCGACCGCACAAACTACTGGGAGAACCCGGACTTTGAAGCAGACACAGTCGGCCAAGTGCCGATGGGCACCACAGGCGCCAGCACCACTTACACGCGCATCATTACGGGCGGTGCCCGTGGCTCATCCAAGGCCATGGAAGTGGACGCCCGGAACGGCGTAAACAACGACGTCTACTCCAGCAACATCTTCCCAGTCACCCCCGGTGATCAGTTCTACATCCAGTACGACTACAAGTTCCTGAACGCAATCGGAACGTCCAACGCTGGCGTGGGATTCCGAACCTACGGCCCGACCAAGGTCGGCCTCTCCTGGAGCAACATTGCTGTGAACACTCGCCCCACAACGTGGCAGGAGGGGGCCAGCGCCAAGTCGGGCATCTACACGGTCCCCAACGGGACTTACTACCTCCAGCCGTGGGTGACTTTCAGCAACAACGCGGAGGCAACAAACCGCTTCCACGTCGACAACATCATCATCCGTCGCATGAACGGTGGAGAGCTGATCGTGGACGGCCAGATCACGGCGTCCAAGATCGCCACCAATACCATCACGTCCAACGAGATTGCGGCGAATGCGATCACAGCGGACGAACTGGCCGCTAACGCCGTAACAGCGAACAGCATCCTTGCTGGAGAAATTGGCACAGACCACATGGTCGCCAACAGCATCAACGGCGACCGCATCGCGGCCAATACCCTGCATGCTGACAAGATCGTGGCCAACTCGATTGATGCTGGCAAGCTTTCCGCAACTGCGATCGATGGCAAGGTCATCACCGGTGCCACACTCCGCACGGCAGCCTCTGGTGCCCGCGTTGAAATGGCTGGGAGCCGCATGAGCGTTTACGACGGTTCCAACGTGCAGCAAGCCAACTTTGGTGTGCTGACCACTGGCGGCAACGGCATCGAGATTCGCAACCCGCAAGGCAACATGACCCGTCTCGCGGACCATGTCTTCGGCGTAACCGCTGACTCTCACGTGAGCGTCCTGGTGGGCAGCGTCGCCGCCAATGAGACCTTCCCTTGGACTCAGATCGGGGTTCGCCGCCAGGTCACCACGACCACGGGTCGCATCCTGCTGCAGGTGTCCGCGGACATGATGATCAACAGCTACAAGGGCTACTTCTACGTGGAGGGGTTCCTCTCCAGCACCTCGACAGGCAACGGCATCCCGGGCACGTTCGTGCGCGTCAACAAAACGTCACTGGACAACCAAGACCTCGCCTACGGCGACTCATATGCCAAAGCGCAAATCCTCAACGTCACGCCCGGAACGTACTGGGTTGGCTATGGCCGCGGCGGCGTATCCGGCCCGAGCCCAACCATGGGCGCCGGCAATATCGCCATCACCAACACCGCCTTCGTGGCGACACCCCTCTAAGACTCACAACCCCGCAGGAAGGAGCCACCGTGGCTTACCTGAACCTCTCCCTGAACAAGAGCAACGGCACCGCCGTTACGGCCAGCGTCGAAATCAACGACGCCGCAGCAACAGTCCTGGCCGAAGCGATCACGCTCGCAATCCACAACTCCCTGGACGAGCCCACCCCGTGATCGACGCGAACCACCCTCTCTATGGCCCGATCATTGTCGCCGCCATTGCAGCCCTAGCGACCGTGGCTGCCGCGGCGATCGCAAAACTCAGGCCCCGAGCCGACCCTTTTGAACGCGCCAACATACTCCTCGACCAATACCAGGAAGACCGCGCAGCAGACCGCGCACAGCTCGAAACGTTGGAGCGAAAGCTGGACGCCAGCATCGCCAGAGGTGACGACGAGCGCGCCTATTCCTCCTCTTGGGAGGAATGGCACGCCGCTGGCATGCCCGACCCTCCCGGTCGCCCGTACCGCAAAAACCACATCACACGCGAAGGTCCCCGATAGGGGGCCTTCTTCTATTTGTAGAGGAGGTTCTGCCCTTGATTTGGCCTGTGCCATACGACACCAAGAGCCAGAGCTTTGGGGAAAACCCCACCAAGTACTTGCCAGCCAACCACTGGATCATCAGGCAGTTCGGCAACTACCAGCCCGACGGGCACACCGGAATGGACTTTGCAGTCAAGGCCGGCACCCCATTCCGGTCCTGCGCTGACGGCACCGTCATCCACGTGGGCTGGTACCCCGGCACATACGCGGACAACGACATGTGGCTCGCCCCCGGATTCGCGGGCTTCTGCTACGTCGTGGACCACCCATGGGGCCGCAGCATCTACGGCCACGGCCTAGACGGCGGCAACAAAGTCCGTGCGGGCGATCAGGTGAAAGAAGGGCAGGTCCTTGGCCTGACCGGCAACACCGGCGGCTCCACTGGCGACCACCTGCACTTCGAACTCCTGCTCAACGGCTGGATCGTCAACAGCCAGTTCTACGGCCGGGTCAACCCCGAAGACGTGATCAGCACCCTCGCCCCCGCCGGCGAAGTCATCACCCACACGCCGGACGAGCAGTTCTTCCTCGACCTTTCCATCTCTATCCCCTAAGGAAACCATGACTCAGAAGATCCCTGAATTCACCAACCAGGCCCGACTCAAGGGCACCCACGAAGCGCTCTTCTACGGCGGTGAATCCACGCCCCGAGGCGAGTCTTTGTTCTACATCGCAGACGCCGCTCCCCGCCGTGTATGGGAGACGCCCATCCTGCGCGAAGGCAAGAACATCAGTGCACTGCAGGAACTGGCTGACTGCAAGACATTGCTGATTCGCAACGAGGCGACTGTCGCTGGCCTGTTGGCCGCGGTGAAGCAGCTCGCCGCCGGGCAAGGCTCTGACCCTGCAGCCATTCAGGCCGCTGTTGAGGCCGGCGTAAAGAACGCCATGCAGGGCCTGTCCGCTACCGTCACGATTGGAGAAGGTAAGTAATGGGAAAGCGCGCCGCCGTAACCCGACACTCTGACGCATTCGAACGGGCGCTCCGCACCCTCTGGGTAGCCGTAGGCATCGACATTGTCAGCGCCATCGGCGTTGGCCTGACCAGCCTCATGGTCGAACAGGACGTCACCAGCGGCTTGTTTTGGGCCGGATTCGGCGTGCTGGTCGTCAAGTCGGTTCTGTCCTCTGTGGCCGCCTACCTGGTCCGACTCAAGGTGGCTCCCAAGGGCGCCTGAACTGGTAGGGCGGGCGGTAGTCACAACTGCCAGGCGCCGCCTGCCCTGCACCGGAATGGTGCTGCCAACAGATAGCATTGGTGGTTGGTTTAGTGCAGTGTCAGAATGAGGAATTTCATGGATGTCCGCCCGCAGGTCTTCGTCAGCTCCACATACCTTGATTTGGTCGAGGAGCGGCAAGCCGTAACGCGCATCTTGCTGGAGCTAAACTGCTTCCCGGCTGGCATGGAGCTATTCCCGGCGGGCGATGACGACAAGATGGACCTCATAAAGGGTGTCATTGATGACTCCGACTACTACATTCTCATTCTGGGTGGAAAGTACGGTTCGGTCGACGCCGAGACTGATGTGAGCTACACGGAGATGGAGTACGACTACGCCATCGAGACACAGACGCCGGTCATGGCGTTCCTGAAGCGGGACCTAGATTCTGTGGTCAAACAAAAGACTGAGCTGGACCCGAAAAAGGCCGAACAGCTGGAGGACTTCCGAAAGAAGGCCGAGTCCAAGCGCACTGTCCGGTACTTCGACGGCAAGGACGACCTTGCCGCCCAGATTGCCACGTCCCTGGTTGCGCTTCAGAAGAGGAAGCCTGCCATCGGGTGGGTCCGTGGAGACCTAGCCATGACACCTGAGATACGGGGCGAGCTAGCTGAGCTGCGGGCAAAGGCCACCGAATCCGCCACGGCTGGGTCCACACCCCTTTTCCCTGACCTAGAGGACGGGGAGGACAAGGTCGAGTTCACCGTACAGGTCAACTACCTCGATGATGCCGATGGGGGTGGGTATGAGTGCAATTATGAAGTCCTCGCAACTTGGAATGAGATTTTCGGCGGCATTGCGCCGAAGATGCTCCATGAGGTTGCTGACCGCGACTTGGAGAAAGCGCTCCTCAAGCACCTCGGATTACTCGGGCTTCAGATTTTCCCGGAGGTTTTTCCCGACACCAAAATTCGCAGCGTCTTGGGAACCAAAATAAAGACACCGGGGATGCTGGACGAAGTTGTGATCCAATTGATGGCCCTGAAACTGGTTGCTCGGGGGACACAAAAGCGTGGCGTCAACGACAGCCAGCGGTATTGGAAACTGACCACCGAGGGTGAAGACCGGATGATGCAGCTTCGCGCGCGCCGAAAGACCGCGCAAAAGGAAGCTGAAGCTAGCTGACCCCTAGGGCGCGCTAACCCGCCTGGCTGCGATGATCGGGCATGTTGCTCAACAACACCCCGGCCCCTGTGCCCAACTCGGTCCTCACGGCCTCGATGAACAGACCAACCAGATTATTGAACTCGTGAACAATGCCACTGAGGGTGTTCATTGATTGCAGCTGTGCGTTGAGGTCCTCGCCCACTTCCTCCATGTCATCGCGCGCAACGACCGCTTTTCGCGCTTCCCAGTCGATTTTCCGCGCAAGCTCGATAATCGAGGGGGCACCAACTATGTGAATTCTTCGTCTGGCCACAGACATTTCGTCCAATCTGGGCTGGACAAAAGGCTCTTTGAAATTGGAGTAGGCCTGATGCACGGCCGTCTCGGCCTTGGCCAAGAAATTCGTGTAGGCCTCCTGTTTCTGATTGCGTACCCACGTCTCATGTTCGGTGGATTTGGCAGCTTCAAGTGACCGTCCTAGGTTCTTTCGAGCGAACCACGCCGTTATTAGGACGCCCGCAACCGTGCCCGATACGGAGACGATGAGCCTGATAGTTTCCTGATCCACAGCTCAAAGTTACACCGCATGCCAACAACATCACGGGTTCATTGCCTCGCCTGAGTCTGCCGTTCCCGTCTGAGCGGTTCCCCGCCAAACTCAACCCGGGCGACCTGGACGAAGTCGTCCACCCAGTTCGAATAAACGCTCAAGTTGTTTGAGTCTTTCTCCATGACCTCTTCAAGCTTTAACTTGCTCGCCGCATCGGTGCGGTCCTTGAGGCGACCAATAACATGCTCATAGCCATACGCGGTCGCTGCACAGTAACAAATCTCAGCTGCTAGGCGGATCGTTTCGTCGCTTCCAACAAGCTTGAGCTTGTTCAGTTCCGTCGTCAGGCTGGTCAGGGAACGCAGATCGGGACTAGATTCATCTTCGTTCCACGAAGCCTTAAGGACCCCGTCGGCCACTGCGAGGAACTCGGCGTATGCCTCCTGTTTCCTGTTTCGCAACCACATGGTGTGGTCGCGCTCCTTGGTAGAGGTCAGTGTCTCGACGGTGTTCTTCCGGTTGATCCAAGCCGAGAGGCCGGCGCCACCTAAACCGGCGATTAGCGCCACGCCTGCTGTGACGACCAAACGCAGAGTTTCTTGGTCCACGTCCTAGCCCACCTCATCCGACTCAGAGGTATCGAGGTCTACGTCCTTGGCCACTTCGTCGCTGGCAATGGCCGTTCCGAGGTCACGCCGGCTCTTTGCGACGAAGTCTTGGAGTAGAGCGTCAACGCGAGCCTTCAGCAGCGCGTAGTGTTCGTAACTCTTGTCTGCGCTGACTCTCGTCACGTCCCACGCATCAACGTCGGGCCGCGAGTATTCGATGAGCGACTTGATCGCGTCCTCAATCTCCCATGCGACCGTGCGAAGTTCGGGTGGCCCGACAAGACGTATGCGCATCCTTGCCCCGGACACGTTCGCTGAGGAGTCCCTCTGCGCGCCCTTCCACATGCTGCTGGCATCGCTGACGGCCTTATCGGCTTTGAGCACGAACTCTGCGTACGCCTCCTGCTTTTGGTCGCGAACCCAGAGTTCGTGCTCGCGGTTTTGCGTGCGTTCCCATTGCTCCTTACTGCTGCGCTCAGAGGCGGCAAGGGTGTCCGTCGTGTTTCTCCTGTTTATATAGGAGGTCAGGGCGGCACCACCCCAGCCAGCGAGCAGTGCACCAGCCGCGGTGATAATGAGTCGTATCGTTTCCTGATCCACAGGTCAAAGCTACACAAGGCTCACGTCAGGCGTCGCTTTGAAATGCCTGAGCCCCCAGCTCCTTGCGGACAAGCTCCAGAAACTTTGTAGAGTAGCTGTCGAATTGCGTTCTAAGTTGCTGCCCCAGCTCCCACAACTCGTCCAATTTTTCCTTATTGCCGGTCTGCTGAAAGAAGCGGGTTTGGACCAAATTAACCCAGGAAGAATTGACATGCATGCTCATGGCGTTGGCAAGCGTCACCGCCTCCAAACTACCGATCAGGCGGACACGCCCAAGCAGGACAGGTAGATTGTCGATCGACGGCGGCGGGTCCTCATCCGGCACGTACCCATTGATCTTTCGGAACAAAGTCTCAGCCTCTGAGTGAAAGGCCGCGTAAGCCTCCTGCTTCTGGTCACGGAGCCAGATCGCGTGTTCCCTGTCCTGAGTCCTGGTCCATTGCTCCTCAGCGGTCAAACGTGCGGCAGCAAGCGAATCCAGGGTGTTCCTGCGGTTGATGTAGGCCGTCAGACTGGCACCGCCAAGACCAGCAATCAGAGCCACCGCGCCGGTGATCAGCTGACTGACGAGAGTTAGGGTTTGTTGGTCCACGGTCCAAACGTACACAAGGGGCACGACAATCGCGGCCTAGAATCTATGGGTGAGTTCCATCTTTGAAAGACCGTCCAAGTTCTCCGAGGCCGGACAGGAGTATGAGCTGGCCGTGCCTGAGTACACGTTCACGCATCACGACGTTCAACGGTTCACGTACGGGCAAGAACCGTACGTCATTGCTCAAGTGCCTGTAGCGGGCGGCAGCAAGGTGGAGGTTCGGGCGCTGGCTGTGTGGTGGTCGGCCACGCACGTCCAAATCGAGTGGACGGATGAAAGCATTAACATGTTCAACTGCTGGCTGCCCAAAGCTGATGTGAAACGGGTCGACCTCATGGAGTGGGACGGCAGATACGTGCCCCGCTGAACGATTGTTAAACACAAAAAGCCCCCTACCCCGGGGAACCTGTTTTACCAGGAACCCGGGGTAGGGGGCTTTTTGTCGTTGTTACTTGCGGCTGATCAGGCCACCGATGATGCTGAGCAGCGCGACCGCTGCGACGCCCTGCCAAATGTTCAAGACGATGGCGCCGGCAGTCAGGATGCCGACCAGCCAGATACCCAGCCATGCGAGCAGAAGCCATATGCCGAACACGATCGCGGCAATGAGGACGACGACACCGATCACAACTGCCGTGGCGCCGAGCCCTTCTGCGACCTTATCGGAGGGCTTGAAAACGTTCTTGATGGTCTTAGACAAAGTGAATGTCCTTTCGGGTGAAGAGTTTGTCGAGCTTCTGCTCAAGGAAGAATGCGTGCGTGTAAACCCACGCATGGATGGCCTGGCACAAGTGCTCAAACCTCATTGGCTGCCTCGACCAGATCGACCCGTTCGAACCGGCCAGTGTTGAGCCGGTGGGTGAGGTCGTTGAGTCCACGCTCCGCGGACTTCCGCTGCGCGTCGGTCAGGTCCTCTTTGGCCCCGTACTTGAGGTACAGGTTCTGCTGGTAGGAGTCTTTGAGCTGACCGAACCGGTCCTGCACATCGACCCGGCCCTCGACGTCAACCCCGGGTCCGAGGTCAACCCAGACCGATTCTTCGAGGATGCGCTCCACCATGTCCGGCGTGTACACGAACGCGCCGGTGAAGTACATGAAGTCGTTGCGCTGTTCCTTGCAGAACTTGACCGCGGCCTTGCCTGCGAGGGTCTTAATCCCGGCCTCGTCGTAGCCCCTGATCGTGGACCAGTTCTCCGCAAAGAACAGCCAGATGGCCTGTTCAATGTCGTCCACTTCAAAGATGGTGGACTGCTTGTGCTGGTTCTTGGCGACCCTCTGCACTGTCTCGGCGTGCAGTTCGTAGAACTCGGTGGTCATGTTAGACAACGGTGTAGCCCCGTCCCTTCCCGTTTTCGGTAATGAATGTGAGCGCCCCGGGGGCGCCATGGTCGCCGGTCTGGTTCTTCCACCACGTCGACTCAGATTCCTGAGCCGGGTTCATGATGTAAGTCCGGGAGCCCTTCTGCTCGATGTGCAGGTGGTGGCCGTGAGCGGCAAGCAGCATGTCCGCTTTGCCAATGTCAGAGCCTGGTTCGAACGCCTGCCCCTTCCACCAGTCCCAGTGCTTGTTTGTGCGCCACTGGTGGCCGTGAGCGTGTGTCAGGACCGTCCCGTTCACGTCCAAGGTGACGGTGAGTGAGTCCCGCTTCGGGACGAACGTCTCTACATGGGAGTACGCGGCCTCGTTCAGCTTCATCGCGTCCGTCACAGCCACAAGGGCATCGACGGCGAAGCTGTCGTCGTAGGTGGTGATACCCGGCATTCGGACTGCCTCGTCATGATTGCCCGGAACGGAGACGACGGTGAGCCGTTCCGTGTAGGGGGCGAAGCTGTCGATCGCGTGGAGGAACAGGCGGCGCATGAGCCGCAACTGTTCGGTAAGGGTCAGCTCGGTGCGCCAAGCATTCTTGCCGCCCTGACTGACGAACCCTTCCATGCAATCGCCCAGGAATGTGAGGTGAGCGAAAGCGGCCTCTTTCCTGCGAGCCTGTTTGAAAGCGGCCACACCGTTGTCGATGGACGCGAGAATCCGGTCCACAGTTCCCGCAGTGCCGTCACCATCCGCTTTACCAAGCTGCCAATCTCCATTAGCGAAGTGGAAAGTGCCCGCACCAGTACCTGGATTCGGTTCGCTGTTTCGTCGGCCAACATGCTGGATCAGCTCCTCAAAGTTCAGCCCGGAGGCGGTGATGCGCTTGACGCTAAAGCGCCTGTATTGCAAGGTCTTGATGGTTCCGCCGCCCACGTTGGCGTCCCATTCGCGGTACTGGATGGGCGGGATGATTTCCCACTCCTCCGGGTCGAACCCGGCCCGCTCCAGCAGGAGCTTGTCGGTGACGTTGGCGCCCGGCTCCAGTGGCCCTGTCGATCCGAACCCGCGGTCACCAGTCCGTTCATTGCCACGCTCCCAGCCAGTCGGTGCAGCGACCTGTTCTTTGGCAAGCTGTTCGGCTTGCTTGGTTTCAAGTAGTTGGTTGAGGCTCAGAGCTGCGCCCTGCCTTCCCTGAGTTTCTGCCGGAACCGCTTCACCTGGTCCCCGGTGACGCCGCCCATGTGAGCGGCCACTTCCGGCGCGGTGAACTGGTCCTGGTCTTTGATAATGGTGCGGAACGCCTTGCGTTCCTCCTCGGGCATCGCGTCGTACGCTGCCTGAACTTTGTCGGTTCCTCGTCGGCTACCGCCCCTTTCGAGCAGGGTGACAAGGCTCATTAGAGGACCCCGAACTCGGAGAGAATGTCCTCGACGTTGTCGAACAGGTCGCCGCCAAAGTCGCCATCGTTGTGGATGACCGCGTGCTCCCCCATCGCCCCGACCCACTGTTCGGACTCGTGGCCTGCGGGGTCGTACTCGACTCCGTCCCGGTCCACTTGTAGGAGGAGGCTGCTAGGGCTGACCTTTCGCAGCTGGAATTGCTGAGGGTTCCAGATCAGCTCCCCCTCGTTGGGGAAGCGAACATCAGAAATGACGACCCGGTCGGCGCCGGACTCTTCAATTTCCTTCACCATGGCGCGGACCCAGAAATCCGGATCAATCGAACGGACACAGTCGGTTCCGAGCAGTTGGAGGAGACGGCGGTACTCGTCCGCGTAGATGGACCCCTTGATCCATTCCTCGTTCTTCTGGACAGTTTCTGTGTCGTCCCAAATGTCCATGAGACGCGTGCCGCCACCGAGTAGCGGGTTGAGGCTGCGAAGCATGCGCTTCAACGGCGCCGCCATGGACAACTTCGTGAAGCCGTGCAGGTCCACCAAATAGTCAGCGACGGTGTCTTTGCCGGCCCGCTTGTAGCCGGTCAAACCAATGATGATCAAAGAGTGTTTTCCTTCTTCCAAGGCAAGTCCGCCTGGTTGGTCTTGGCGGGAATGTCGTACAGCAGCGACCACTCCCCCTTTTCGAAGTCCCACGCCCAGATCGACATGGGATGGTGCCGGCCATAGCTGCCGCACTGGTAGCTGACTGCTTGTTTGGCGAGGCCCAGCGACCGGTGCAGCTTTTCGTCCGCACCGGATCGCCCGGGGATGATCGTCAGGTGAACCTTCCTCAGGTCCGCCGTGGGCAGTTGCCGTTGGGCCGTCACTTACTGGCACCGATCAGCGCGCGAATGTTGGCTGCCTGTTCGAAGCGCAGCTCGGCTGCAATTTCGGCGTCGTCGGCTAAGTCCGTGAGCGAGGCGGCTTCACCGCGTGCCTCCTGCGATGCGTGCTGCAGAGAGCGTGCCGAACCTTCCAGGCCGCTGATTGCGGACTCGAACATGCCGACATAGGCGTCAGCTGAGAGGTTGGCGGCGCTGACGCGTTGCTCCAGCGTGGGTTCGTCGGTGACGTATTCGACGGTTGCGGCGGGGACGGTCTTCTTTTTGATGCTGAATTTCATGGATTTCCTCTTCAAAGTGTTTCTAAACGTTGGACTATCGGCGGATAGGTTCGCCGGGTCTAGTAGCCTTCGGCTTCGATGTTGCCGGTGACCTTGACCTCGGATGCGCGGATCGGGATCACGTCGCCCGGATGCAGGTCGCTGGCGTCCAGGCCGTCGCAGACCCAGCCAAGGCCCTCGGGCGGGAGGGTGAGTCGGAGCGTTGGGAAAGCGACTGCGACAGCGAACTCGGAGTCGGTCGGCCATTCGGATGCCCGAACGTATTCGGCGTCGGCTGGCATGCCGCCGGGCTGGTATACCTCCACCACAACGCCGGATGCTCCAGCTTTGAGTGGGCCAAGATCGGCCAGCAGTTCGACGCGGTCGCTTTTGCGGAACTCGGTGTCAGCGATATTCACTTGCCCACCTCCACGTACTTGGTGACGACGACGGTTTCGCGCTCCTCGCGCACCTCGGTGAGGTTGCCGAGGAAGGAGTGCTCGCCCATCTCGGTCAGCGCCTCGTCGTACTGCCACTGGTACAGGGCTCCGGATGGCACCCGGGTCACGACTGTTCCGAAGCGGGACCATCTGCGTGGTTCGTCGTGCTCGACGTGGATTGTGCGGTATTCCCCGGGCGCACCTCCAGGCAGATCATCGCCTTCGGCGTAGCCCCATTTGAGGTTGGTGAATTCCATGAAGTCGTCTTCAAGGAACGCCTGCAGGGTCTGCAGTTCAGTCTTCTGAGTCATTTGGTCCTCTTTCTAATGCTTGATCTTGAGCAGGTCTTTCAATGCCTGCGCGCCGTGTTCTTTGTAGAAGCTGTTCACGTCATGCCCGTCCGGCATGAGGAACACGGCAGGTCCCGGCACTTTCTTGGCCACCTGGTCTGCGAACTTCGCACCCTGCCCGGCCTTGTCGTCATTGTCCGCAAGGATCAACACCCGCTCGTACCCGTTGAAAATGGCGTAGTAGTGGTCCTGCCACGACGACACCCCCGGTAAACCAACCGCCGGCAGGCCAGCCTGCACTGCCGTCATGCAGTCAATCTCGCCCTCGGTGATGCAAATCCAGTCCCGCGGTTCGGTAATCACCGGGGTGTTGAACAGGGTGAGTGTGGAGCCGGCGGGCTGCCAGTACTTGGCGGGGTGCGGGTCTTCCGGCATCTTCCGGAACCGCAGGCTGACCGGCCCAGTGGGTGTCAGGTAAGGGATAGCGATGCGCCCGCGGGCGGGCTCATCCGATTCGACGGGGTCTGCGACGCACCCCAGCCGGAACTTCGCGATGGTGTCCGGCGTCAGGCCGCGTTCCTCGATCAGATAGTCGAGCTGGGCGTGCCCGGGCGGGTCGTACAGCTGCTGATGATACGCCTCCACCCTCCTGGCCAGTGATTTCTTCACAGCGTTGGACAGCCGTGTGATAGTCGGCACCCTCTTTCAGTTGGATCAGGTCAATTGCGTCCCCGGAAAAGTTGCACGAGAAGCAACGGAACCGCTGCTCGGTGTCGTGGAACTGGGCGGACGGCTGGTTGTCGTCATGAATGACGCACCGAATCTTCACCCAGCCTCCGCGATGGGGCAGGTGTTCGGCTCCGAAATGTTCCAGCACTGTTCGGATCGGAAATTTGGTGACGGCCACTACCCCACCTTTCCTAGTTGAGGTTGAACCCGGACCGGATCGCGTCCACCTGTGGCCTAAGAGTCTCGACACATGACCAGTGCTCATCGTTTGCCGGGAGCTGGCCGGCCAAGTGAAGGCCGATGACTCGCAGCCAGGCCGCGTCCACCTTATTGTCGTCAGCTACGTCGTCGCCGCTGTAGCTGAGCCATGCGGCCCGCATCTGAGGTTTCTGGGCGTTGCCCTTACCCGATGCGAATTTTTTGAGGGTGGCCGGCGTAACTGTGACGTACGGGATCGAATGCTGCTGCAGGTACTCCCGGATGACGCCCTGAACCATTCCTGTCACACCTGCCGCCATGGCATTCCTTGGCAGGTCCTCCATGACGATCAGGTCCGCGTGCAATGTGAAGCGTGCGACACCCTCACGAATATCGACCAGCCGCTTGTCGCCGTCAGCAGGTTTCTGCTTGAGCACGTGCAGCTGACCATGATCATCAGCCACGCCTGTCGCGGACAGGCTGGGGTCTATTCCGACAACTCGCATCCGACCTCCGCACCGAGAAGAAGGACCTGCACTTCTTGGCGGAAATTCGCCTCAGGAAATGCTTGGCGATGAACCTGCTCGGCCTGCTGCACAATGTCAGCCACTACCGGGCTCTGCATGTAGTCCTGGTCCAGCCGGGCAATCGCATGACCGATAGATCCCGCGCCCCTGCCGACCTTGAGCGAGACAGTCCAGTCGATGGTGCCGACTGAAACTGAGTATGCGTACCAATGATCGTTCGGAAGCTCCGGCGCTCCAGCCTCTACAAGGCGTTCAGTGAATGACGTCATTCGCAGTCACCTGCCCCGCGAACCCAAGCTTCGGCATCGAAGAACGCTCGTGCTGCCGTCACCACAGGACTGATCCTGCCTTCCGGGTACCCATCACTGATCATCTGGTCCGTGCCAAAGTTCAGGCCTGACCGGATGAGCGCGAGTTCGTCCAGATTGAACGTCATTCGCGCGGTCTTGACCGGCAACCCGTCGTCATCGAATTCAACGAGGTGTTCTGTTTCAAAGATTGTCTTGCCCAATTCATCCTCCTCAATCGTTGAGCAGGGCTTCTAGCCCTGGTAGTGCATGCGACTCATGTCCGCTTGGAGCGGCAGAATCCAGGAACCGGACGCTTGTGCGCGTCCGTTACGGTTCTTCACCGGCGACACGTTCAGTTGGCTGTCGGAGCGGTGCAGGGTGAGGACCACCTCAGGGGTCTTCGACACCTTGCCTCGCAGGCCGGACAGTGGGATCGCGCTAATGCCGTCTTCCGCTGCGCCAACCACGTGGTGGAGCGCGATGATCGCGGCGTTCGTGTCCCGCGCCAGGTCGTGCAGGAACATGCAGGACTGTTCTAGGGCCTCAAACTCGCCCATGTCCTGCCAAAGGTTTTTGAGATTGTCGAGGACAATCACTTCCGGGTCTTGCCCGTACACCGTGTAGTAGGCGTTCACTTCGTCCAGCACGTCCGACTCGGTTGGTGATGACCGGTAGTCGAACCACATGTGCTTGGTTGCGGCATCCACTTCGGCGTCCAAGCCTTGCGTGTTGCCTTCCTTCACCATCCGTTCAATGTCGGATAGCGTGTACCCGGTGGCGATGGCCGCGGACCGCTTCCACATTGTGAATGGGTCCGAGTCGGCCGAGAAGTACATGGTGGTGTTGTGTCGGCCCTGATCGTCGCCACGCTGCAACCAAGCGTGAACGACGGCCGATTTGCCCGTCCCTGGGCCACCCGCAACAAGGGCAAGCTGCCCTTTGCGGATGTGTGTTTCGGTGGCGTTTAGGACACCGAATGGGCAGTGGAGTGGTTCTCCCGCGTCGACGTTCTTGCGCCTGCCCTGCGACAACCTAAGCATTCAGCCTCCTTTCCGCGCTTAGGCGGGGCACCCCGGAGGGTGCCCTCACCTTGGTCAGCGAATCCAGGCCCAGTACTTGTGTGTGCCGGCTGCGAGTCCTGGGTGGTTCGGGTCATCGGTTTCGTTCTCGATGGCCTCTGTCACTGACTGCGGTCGCGGGTCGGCCCATGCATGCCACGGGCCTTTCGCGCTGGACCCGTTCGCCATCCGGGCTGCCTGACCGAGCACGACAGGGGCACCCGGTGCGGCAGGAGGACCTGATGGAACTCCGGCTACGGGTTGAGCTGCGGCGACCGGTTGAGCCGCTGCGGGAGGCGTCCATGGGTCAGCGGGCCCGGTCCCCCAGCCTGCAGCGCCTGACGGCTGGGTGGGCGTGGCCCACGGGTCAGCTGCAGCAGGTGCAGTTGCAGGAGCAGGGGCGGGCCGATGGTTGACCGGCGCACCAAAGGCAGGCGGGGTCTGGGGGTTTGGGGCTGCGCCCCATCCTGGCGGCTGCTGGTTCACGGAGGGCACCGGCTCGCTGTACTGCGCGGGTTGCAGGTCTGGTGTCGGCTCTGGGACCGCAGGGAATGCGGCTTGGTTGAATGCACCGTTGTTTGCCTGCGGTTCGACCGGCTTCGCCTCAAGGATCGATCCGATGTTGGCCTTGGCACGGAGCGCGGCTTGGAGGCGACCGACTGCGACAAGCGCCGCACCGTTCTCCAGCTCTACGCATTGGGCTTCGAGGTGGGCTGCGTTGTTGGAGCGTATGACGATCCAGGTGCCGTCCCGTTCAGGGGACTTAATGGTTGTGGTCAATGGTGCTTCGTTGTGTTCCGTCAAAGGTTCTCCAATCAGACGAACAGAAGTTGGCTGTGTTTAGTACGCGGGCGGGTAGTAACCGGCCGGGGCTGCTGCCTGCGTGTCGTACCCGGCAGGCTGTGCGTAACCAGCGGGGGCGGCGGGCTGCGCGTATCCGCCCTGCGCTACGGCCTGTGCGGCAGGTGCGTGCTGAAACCCGTGATCAGCGGGGGCTGCCTGAGCCACAGCGGGCGCGGGAGCGACCTGGGCTGCAGCAACCGGCGCTACACCCGCCGGGGCCGCGTAGCGGGCCGTGAACGCCTTCGCATTGAAGCCGGACGACGAGTCCGTACCGCTGTACTGGAGGAACAAGCGGCCACCCTCAGCAGGCTGCTCAGCACCGGCTGCGATCAGCGCGTCCTCGATTGCTCGGCGCATCAGTTTGGAGGTGACATAGATCGTGCCCGAGACGCCCTGGTGGTCGGTGACCGGGATGACGCCTTCCATGATGGGATCGCCCTGAGTCTGGCCGGGGCGCGGCTTGTAGAACTTGGGCTGCTTCGTGGTGAAGTCCCGTGCCTGACGCTGTGCGATCGGGCCGGTGATGAAGCCATCAAATGCATCGCCAATGTTCTGGAACTTGATGGCCGGCGCGTTCTTGGCGGAGGTGTTGAAGAAGGTCATTTGGCGATTCCTTTCGAACCGAACCTTTCAAGATTCGGGGTTATACGGTTTATAAACATTCAACCATCAGGTCTAAAAGAATGCCCCGCGTCGGGGCGATGAAACTAGCTTACGCAACTCAACGGTGATTGTCAAGTTGTATAAAAGCCGTAACTACGAGTTCACTGCAACCAGCGTTGGACCGGCTTTATTGGCCTGCCTCCGGGCAATATTGACGCCCCGATGGGACGCGTACTTGGCTTTGCCCATCTGTTCGATCACCACCGATTTCATTCGATTGTGCTCGGACTCCGCATCCTTGACAGCCTGCCTAGCGTCGAGGAGCTGCTGCCCAGTTTTGTCATCCAAGTCAAACGTGGTGCCGTCAATGTCCGGGTGGAACTTGCGGACGAGCTTGTGGCTATCCTCTCCCCCATCCATGGGAGGCGGCGTGCCGGCATGAATCGAGTCCACGAACTCTTGAGCGGTCGCAAGCATTGCCGGCCCGCCAGGGGCGTACCAAACGTCCTTCTCGCCGGGCTGCATGGACACCACCGGTGCCATGGGGTCGCGGTAGATCACGAACTCCTTGTACTTCCCCAGCTCGATGAGGACGCTGATGTACGCGTACTCGAACCCGAAACATTCAAGGTAGTGCCTGACCTGCGCCACATACTTGACCGGCACCGACCCGTTCTCCCAGCCATACCCGGTTGCACTGGTCTTGCCTTCCCAGATGCCGTCCACCTCGCCGGTGGCCTTGTTTAGGAGGCGCCCATCGGGATTGGCCAGATGCCATGGTCGGTCCACGTGAACCCAGGAACCGCCCGGCAGAACCTCGAACTCAGGGTGGTTGTCCGCAAACTTGTCACGCACTACCGGCTCCAGCCGATGACCCCATTCTGCGAAATCCGGGTCGATTCCTTCCGGCTGGATGGTGCCGTACTTCTCGTGCCACAGAACGAACCGTGACTTGAACGAGTTGATGCCTAGGATGCTGGCGATTTCCGAGCCGCCGATGCCGGCGCGCCGTGCCTGGTGCCACTCCGGAGAGTCGTCTTCGAAGTGGCCCACCAACACAGCGTTCCCGAGGCGGGTGCCCGGCTTGTCAGTGATCAGCCCCGTGGTGTCGGGGTCCTGATCGGAGAGGAACAACTCGATCATTCGGTTGATCTGCTCCGCAGTCATGGACTCCGGCAGAGCCCCCCAGTTGGGGGCGGTCGGTGTAGCAACTGTCATCCGTTTTCCTTTCCGTCAACAAAAGTGCTGGAACATAACCGAACAAGAGCTGATACTCCCCTTCGGTTACCTCCACAATGTCCAGCAGTTCTAACCCGTAGTTAGCCGCGGTCCCCTGAATATCAACTGATTCCAGATCGTCGGCGTACAGATCGCCAATAATGTCGGAGCCTTCACGGATGATTGCGAAACGCGGTTCATCGTGGATGACTTCGAAATCATCGGAAGCTTTCATAAAGACCAAGACCAGTTTTCCCCTAACTTTGGGCCTAATAATTAGCGTCGATTCGAGCAACGCTTACTCAAGTCGTTTAAATACGTTTAACCATCATCAGTAAAAGGTGGGGTGACCGTGAGGTCACCCCTAAGCCTTCTATCGACCGCGTCTGGTCTGTTGTTGCCTCAAGAGTACATGGCCCGAATCGGGTTAATCCAATCGGGCGAAGTAAGGCTTGTCACAGCCGTTCTAGGCTGCCTGATCGTCCGGTTCGCGGATGATCCACTTGTCCGTTGGCTGGCGCTCGACGTAGTAGAAACCACCCTTCCTAGAAGCGTCATTGGGTGGCGCTTCCGGGTGATAGTTCACAACGACATTCGAATCACTAAGAGTTTTGAGCCATGCATCCAGGTAGCGCTGCTCGTTCTCAGGCAGCACCTCACCCTTCCGTTGCCGAAGGATGCGCCGGAACATGACCATGATGTTCGTCGCCCGGTGCTCGGGCAGAATCTTCCAAGGAAGAATCTCGCTGTAAGTAGTCCGACCCTGAACCAGGTTCGCCCGGTCTAGGGCCTTCCATACGGCAGCCTCAGTGACCCCGTATTCCTTCGCAATGTCTTTGAGACGCCAGTCGTTGTTGCGCATGCGGCGCAGTGTTGCCGCATCCGGCAGAAGCCGTTTGGTTGGCATCTTTCTCCCATCTCCCCCAAGCCTGAGCAGACCTTCACGTATAACAAACGTATATAAAAGGCACTACTAACTAGGCCGGACACCATGCTACCCGCAGGTACCTAGAAGGACCTGTGAAAACACGGCACCTGGCTTCGTGTCGTAACGCCCGGCTAGAACCGCCCAAACGATCGCAGCTGGATCGCATTACGGCATAGATATTACCCCTCATTAGCCGGTGAGGCAAGTCATACATACACATTAAACCATCCCCATCTATACGGCGATTTGCCTTGCAGAATCAGGGGTTGCTAGGATCATCTGGTTGCCACGGGCGGAAGCCCGAAGCCACGGGGACGTAGCTTAATGGTAAAGCCTCAGTCTTCCAAACTGATTACGCGGGTTCGATTCCCGTCGTCCCCTCTCAAGAAAAGCGCCCCGATCCTCGGATCGGGGCGCTTTTTGTTTTCTGACGGGAGCCAGTTTGTATCCTGACGTGGAGCCAGTGAAACCGCGTTAGACCTGGCAGCCGGGGCACCAATACAGCTTGCGTGCACCAATTTCCGTCATCCCCACCAGCGTCCCGCAGGCCCGGCAGGGCATGCCGTCGCGCTTGTAGACAAAGTGGGCATCGGCGTCGGGCGCTGTGCTGCCATCCCCTGTCCAAAGCGCCGGCGGCGTCGTAACAATCCGTCCGTCGCGGACGCCGTCGGACATGGTGTCCACCGTGTCATCCCACAGGCGCGCGGCGGTCTCCGTGTCAATGCTGCTTCCGGGCGTCCAGGGGTCAACTGCCTGCCGGAACAAAACTTCGGCCCGGTAGATGTTCCCGACGCCGGCCAGCACAGACTGGTCCATCATCAGCAGCGCTACCGCCGTCTTACGGCGACGCAGGCGTCGGATGAACTCGTCCCGGTCACCGGGCCGGTTATGCAGCGGGTCCGGGCCGAGGCGTGCCAGCACGGCCGCAGCCTCAGCAGCGGTGATGGCTGCGCAGGTTGTGGCACCACGGAGATCGGCCCAGCCGTGGTCAGATACCAGTCGGACGCGCACTGCGCCGATCGGCGCGGGCGGGCCGGTGTACTCACCGTCTTCGGAAGCCGACCCGCTTTCCCGCTCGCCCATGCGACGCGGCGCACCGATGCTGGAGGCACCGGTGAACGAACTGTCGCCGCCAAAGCTCCACGCTCCATACAGGCCCAGGTGGACGTGAAGGAACAACTCGTGATCAAACCTGAGGAAGAACTGCTTTCCGTGTGCCATGGCGTCCACCATGGTGTGCCCGGTCAGGAGGTCCGCGCCGGAGGCAAAACGTCCCTGCGGGCTGGAGACGTCCAAGCGCCGGCCGCCAAAAACATCCTGGAACTGGCGGGCCAGCCTATGGACCGAATGCCCTTCCGGCAC